GCCCTACCGAAAGACGCAGAAAAGGGGGCAGATTCGAAGGAAATATGAGGGGCTGGGTGGTGCATACCAGTACGCTTGGTGGTGTGTGCTAATACGCACTGTGGTGTATGTCAGAATCAGTCCTATACTTGGGCATACAAGCATAAGCAGTCCTATACGGATCGCCTTAGCATGATGAAAGTATGATGGGGTAGGGTAGGGAACTGAACTGAAGCAATTATAGTCTTGGGCTTACGAATGTAGAGTTGCCTGATTGATATAGGATGTCACCATACTTAGTCCACATGCGTTTATCGACAGCATCGCCAAAGTGGGTGGCTTCTTCAGGCAGAATTTTATCCTTACGCTCGGATGATTTGTCCTTATCAAATTTGCCATCCCGTTCAATGACTCTGGTATTGTTCATTGATATGATGGTGTACTTACAATTGCGACCATTGATGATCCACTTGGGATATCGGGGATCATTCCCTTTTAGGATGTTTGCCCACATCAGATACTTATCATGTTGTGGTGGCTCCATGCCTCGGTGTACACGTGCTGTCACTCTCCATCCGCGTTTCATTAGACGCTCAATGGCTTGCTCGTTGTATGGCTTTGAATTTTTCACATTGGGCTGGCGATGATCGCCGTATCTATCCCTGAAGTAAAACAGATCCCTGCATGGATGTTCCTTGTAGTAATCACAAAACATATCAACCAGATCATCAACGGGTACGCTCTTGGCATCCTGTGGCTTGATGTGAAATTCATTGATCGTACAATCAACCGGCTCTACCATCTTGGTTGCAAAATTGTAGTTTCGTTCCTGCCCAATACTAAACAGGTTGATCTTTGCTCCCCAGTCGGGAACTATCTCCAACGGACGATTAGGATCACAATCCAGATCGAAACGACAATCAGGCGTGGAAAGCTGATCAGCATCCCAGTTACTGTTTTCAGCAACTCCCCTGATAAAATCATCATTGTAAGCATCGTAATAGATATGCTTTTGCGAATCGAGCGGGTAATAACAGTCCTCTACTTTATCGATGATCCAATTCAGGATCTCGATCATGAAAGTAAGCAGTGTTTGCTTTTTATACTCCCTGGTAATATACGACATGCCAAGATTCTGCACATTATCGAATGCATTGGCCAGGGTGAAGAGCAATCCATCTTTCGAAACAAAAGGAGCAATCTGTTTTTTCATCCTGACTGTTTCGTTCCAGATGTCTTTAAAAAGTCTTTTATCTCCTGAAATTGCAGCATCAATCACCTGCAGTTGCAGTTTTACGATTCTATTCCAGATATCGAATATTTGGATTCCGGCTTCTTCCTTATAATAATCACCATATCGGAGCAACCACATCTGATCCCGGGTATAAGGCATCGAAGAAACATACCTGAAACCATGATGTTGTTTAATGCGTTTAGGAGCTTTGAATCCAAAGTATTCCTCATTTCCACGATTGGCTGGAGAAACTTCTTCGTCGTAGCGTTCTTTATTCAGGGTAAGCGCTTCGTCCACAATCTCACGGTCAAGATTGGGCCCGCGGCTGGATCCGGCTCGCTCCTGGGATAACATCATGAAGCCGGTACCGTTGGCGAAGGATATAAAATTATCGAATCCTTGCTTGGTAATTTTTTCATAAGGCTCGGCAAAACCCAGCTTTTTATCTGGCCGGCCACCTATCTTGAAATCTTTATCTTTCTCATATCCTAACTTTTCAAGAAATTTCAGGGTGGATGGTAATGTACGGGTATAAATCTGGCCGTATGTTCTGCCGGTAATGGAAGTAATCGATCTGGGCATTTTTCGCACGATCTGGTTGATCTCCCATCCAATTTTGTACGATTTACCCGTTCCACGGCCTTCAATGTCTACCTCGTTTTTGGCATCATTAATTACCGACAGCTGCTGCGGACCATTCAGTTCAATTAGTTCGGTTATCATGTGCCCATTATTTCTTCGGCATCGGCTTCGGTAATTTCATTACCTCCATAAATGGCCCTGTTTAATTCACGAAGTGCAGCTTCGGGAATATCTTTCAAATTATTCAGATTAACTTTTACCGACCTGTTATCATTCTGTATCAGGATATAGAACTGGTGTTTTTCATTGCGTTCCGGATCCGGCGGATCTGTTGGTTTTTCACCAATGAGTTTTATTAGGTTGGCATGTTCCATGGCAATCACCCGACGGTCCTTTTCTGATTCGGCATTGCGACATTTTTGAATATTTTTCACAATATCATTCAAAACCCAGGTATGCCAGAAGTCAAAATCAAACGTATGTAGCGAGTTAAATATCCTCACAGCAAAGCGAAGATCTTCATAAGCCTGAACCCTGGTTATGTGGGGATATTTCTGGTGATGGATAGCAACCGCCTGGCGTTGCAAAGGATTTTTATCCAGTATCTTGGCAGCCGACACAATACGGTCAAGCATTTCCTGGTGATCTTCCGGAAGCGGCGAATTATCCGGATCCAGCACATGCGCCTTGATCAGTTCAAATTTGGTATCTTCCAATGCTCTTCGACTCATAAGTTTTTAATTTTGTTGAAAGTATAATTTATCAATCGAACAAACTGAACAGCCAAAAATGACGTAATCAAATTTTCTATAATGAGCATATATAAATTCTCATCACCTTTGATCAGATGTTCCAGTATTGAAATTGCATATATGATTAACCAATACATCAAAAATTTCTTTTTGCTCATACTCTTGCCTCCTTTTGAAAATTCAGCATCATTTGCTGGCTCGGACTGGATCCATTCATAGCCGATTGCTTTATGGCTGTTCTTAGACTAACTTCAGCTTCCAGCCAACCTTTATAATATGCAGCTGTACGAAAATGAAAGGTGTTCCTGGCTTCAATCTGGGCAAGAAACTCTTCTGTTTCATCTTCTGTTAATTCAATATTGACTGCGATCAATTCAGGAGAAAAAAACAGTCCTGCCATTTCCTCAATCATCTTGAGTCTTTCAATTTCTTCGCTAGGTAGTGCCTCGTACAAATTCATTTTCAAGTACATTTAAATCAAATTCAAAAACTTCCGGATCAGTAAAAATTGTTCCCCGCTCCAGTTTGGGATTATCGGTTGCATTTTGGCTGGTAGTGATACAAATCTTCCAGTTTTCGTTCCAAATCAGTGCAACTTTGGCATGAACCGACGTACATCTGTAATCAAAACTCTGGATGAGCATCTGGAAGGGTTTCGGGCTCATGCTCCGTACCCGGTTATCGATGATCACCCTGAACGATAACAATTCTTTTTGCTCAATCCGGTTCTGCAGCTGCTCAATGCTTTTTTGGCTGAACGAATAGGAAGTCATAAAGCAATGCGCCGGACCGGTCTGTTTCAGAATATAAACGATCAGCCTCACCAGGTTAAAGTTTCCCCAGCTGTAAAAATGGGTGGTTTTACCGTTTTGAAGCTCACCGATGGCTTTACTCAGGTTCTGTCCATCATCCGCTACAAAAACCGAAGCTCCTTCCATACAAACTAACCCAACCGGATCCGGTTTTAACTTCTTGGGTGGACAGGGTGGTGGATTTTCAAACCTCGGCAGACCAGGACCTGATTTAAATAGATTAGTGAGCATGGAAGAAGCAATCAAAGAATCCACCACAGTACAAAACGAAAAGTGATAATGCTAAACCTATAATGCAATTCATTGCATCAAAATACCTGTTTGTCGGTTCACCATCTCTAACAATGTTCACAATCAACCTTATCAGATAAATTACCAGTAGTGTAATTTGCGGCCACATAGCTTAAATTTTTAAAAGTTTATAATCAATTTCTTCAATCAGTTTCAACCTGGCTTTAATCCGGTTTTCAAGTTTCATCCGTTTAGGTCCGTTGGGCATCGGCTTCTTAACCGTACCCTGTTTTTCGCTCTGGTAATCCAGCAGACTCTGGTCCTTCGTATTGGCCGACTGTTGATTCTTCTTCATCTTTCGAAGCTGCTCTCCATCGTCGGGTAATTCGGTGACTACCTTTTCTTTAGGTTTTGGCCAAATTTCTTCTTCTTCCGGTACATGGCCCGACTTTTTATATTCCTCCTGAACTTCATAAAGAATTCCAAGCCGTTCACTTAATGCTTTAACCATATCAAAAAGCTGAACCCGTTTACTTTTCAGCGCCTGGCTGTTACCTTCCGGCATTTCGCTCATGATGCGATGCAGCTTGCTCCGCTCCTGGAACGATTCACCATATTCAGCAATCACCCTTCTCATCACCGACGGATATTCCGTTGGATCACTTGTCTGTAGTAATTCCGGCAATTCTTCATCCCAAACTTGTTTCGGGATCCCATACTTAAGCTCCTTAATCTCTTTAATCTCCTTTTTTCTGCTCATTTCAATCAGAAATTCTCCGTAATCAAGTCCAACCGATTTACACATTTCAACCACTATTTTAGTGGCATATCTATTTTGATGATTTGGAAAATCACGCTTCAGCATCATATTCTTGCCATATTTCCGATAAAGTTCTACGCCCTGGGTATAATCGCAGCCTTCAGCAATCCAGTTCAATACTTCCTGTTTAATTTCCATTGATATCATCTACATTCCTTTCTAATTTATATTCCAGTTTTTTGCGTAAGCTGGGAGTTTCTCCCGACTCAAACATTTTCAGAAGATTTACTCCATGAAGGTATTTTTTGAATATTCTTATGCCTTCATTGAAATCACGATCACTTTCCAGCCATCTGCAGATATCAATCAGATTGACACTAATATCATTCGTTTCAAATTGTGATTTATCAGGGAACATCTTCCATAACCAATACATCAGTGGCCTATTCAAGCCCATATCATTGAATGACATAAACTGACAACTTGCTAATCGTTCATTCAACTCCTGAAGCGTATAGTTTTTAAAAATGGTTTTCTTCTGATCAGTCAACAGGATGCCACTTTCAGCATATACTGAATTCCCATACAGGCTTTTCATGGTCAGGCCAATTCCTTCGGCATAATCGAAGCCGGACATGATTTCGATAAATCGGGTTTTATTGAATAGGATAGGAGTATGGCAGTCGTAATGAAATGCCGGAAGTCCTTTGATAAAAAGGGTTTCCATCGTTCGTAGCAGACGTTTGCGCCAATAGTTAAGTTCCCAGTACATGGGTCTGAAATCGAGCATATTTCCCTTATGAAATGCCGGTATTTCGCCAACCTCCATAGGCTGCAATACCAGGTGATCATCATTGATGAAGAGAAAATCATCGGCCAGACGTTCATCGGCACAGGCGGCCAATACTTTGTGGATTATATTTCCATCTGCATTCACAGCCGGATCAAATATATCTTCAGCCTCGAGGTGAATTACATTCTGTAAAAATTCGGGGTTTGCTCCAACTACAAATACTTGGCGAAATCCCTTCAGGTTTTTTTCCAGACTCCTTAAGCTGAAGCGGATCTCGTTGTCATTCCACTTCGATCCGGTACCAAGCACATATACCACATCAATATCTCCGGTTCTTTCAACCGTTTGGGCTGGACTGACGTTTACTTTATGGTTTGATTTTTCAGTCTTGCCATGGTTTCCGGGCGTATCAGTATGAACCAGTGCAAGATCAATCCATTCTGTTTTTTTTACAAATTCCACCAGCTTGCTGATAAAATGAAAATCTGCATTGTAAAGGGGCAGCGTTTTGCTCGTGTTTTTAAACCGGGCATGAAACACGCACGATGCCCAGTCAATTCCGCCGTTTTTAATTCTTTTGGACTGAAATTGCTGATCATTCGGGAATAGCCGTCCGTCAGGATAACGATATCTGATAATGTAAATGCAATATTCCTGGGTGATGCGCAATAATAACTTTTCTACCCCTTTGGGATCTGCCAGATAATTATCATCATCCAGCACCAGTATATATCCATCGGTAATGGGTTCAAATAATTTTGAAATGTATTCATCTGCCGGAAAATCGTTATGCGATTTTCGTTCACGGCTCTCACACTTGATTATTTTGGTAGGATGGTAGGTTTCGGCATATTCCATGCTTCCCGGAGTATCCACACCAACAATGATATCAATGTTTTTATGCGTTTGCATCCTGACCGATTCAATGCAGCGTTTAAAAGCTGCAGGTCGGTCATGCGTTCGGATCACCACAGTAAGCTTATCTGATGAAATGTGTTTTTCAATCATGGTTTTAAATGTTTGTCGTTGTCGAATCCTTCGGCCAGCCTCAGGTAATGTAAAATATACAACTCCCTGATCAGCCTTATTTTCAGTCCTGATGCCAGTATAGCCTTACTTATTTTGGTATCTACCCCTAAAATATGCTTCGAAGCTGCAGTGCGGATAACTTCACTCCTGATCCTAGTCCAGGTATTTTTTCGGATCACCATCAGGTGTCCTGCAATCTTCCGGTCAAGGATTTCTGTTTGGTTATATTCTAACGAGGATAGCAAATCAGCCATAGTTTTATGGTACCGAATCGAATCATTCTCCATATCCGCTCCGGTTGGCACCTGGCAGGCGTAATGACATCGGCTGGCATAACAGGTAAATAATCCGGTTTCGGGAAATAATTCGGTATATCGCTTAATCACCTCTCCAAAATTTGGCTTTAAAAATGCTGTATCGCCGTCCATGATCACCACCCAGTCGTTGGGATTAGTGACTAATTTGAAATACAGGTCAATGGCTGCCAAAAATTTCTTGTCATGAGCGTATGGAGTGAAAAACCAGATCATGCAGCCTTTTTATTATATCGACGTGCTTCTCGTTGATAACCTTTAAACTTCCTGCGTTTAGTGGTTTCTGCTAAAAACTGGTTCGAAACTATGTTTCTGGTGCCAAAAGAGAAATAATTATTTACAAACTTCCATTTTCCATCCGGACGTTTCTTTGGACCTCGTAGGTAAGCAGGTAAATGAGCATTCGAATTTCTTCTGAAAATTTTTGGAACAATCAATTGATCTTTCTTTTCACTTCTGGTCTTTTCCATAATTAGTTTATTGGTTTTAATTATGAATCAAAAATAAAGAGCAGAAAAACCCGCAGAAAGGACAAAATCAATCCTCATTATAGTCCTTAATCACCTTAACCTCCTTAAAGTCCTTTTTTCTTTCCTAAAAACAAAAAGCCCCGATCATCCGGGGCTCCTCATTAAAACATACTTCTCCGATTTGGAAGTGAAACCCTCTGTTTCAACCATTTCGATATGTTTAATCCTTAAAAAGCAAAAAAGCCCCGATCTCTCAGAGCTTTTTCTTATTACTTTTCTTTTTTGAAGTTACAATAGGTTCCGAAACCTTCATTTCTTCAGGATTATCTTCTGCAGGTGGCAGCGGTTCAAATACCGGGTCCTCTCCCTTAAACTCCTCCGTCATTGCGAGCGGAGCGAAGCAATCCTCCCCTTCTTCCCCATAAAGCTCCCTTTTCCCTGCCTCCGTGATCTCCAGGTATGGAAAATCAGCTTCAAACAGTTCCTTGCAGATTTCAACCGGGATGTTAGGTCGGCTAAAGTCAAGTTCGCCATGGGAAGGAGTGATTATCCTTCCAGGGCGAACTTTAACTACTTTAAAATATTTGGTCCACATGGCGCTTAAATGCTGCCGCTTGTGGCTTCAGTCAGAGGCACACTTCCCGTATACACGTATGCGTTCGGTGTTTTATAGACAAACTCGGCGCTCATTCCCTTACGGTCGGCAGTTGCCTTGCCGGTTCCGCTGGCGTCAGGAGCTCCCACGTACACAGCGGCACGCATCGGGTCGCCCATCAGGTAACGTTGACCTTCAGCATCCTGAACGATAAACACAAGGTTGTCGTTCTTGGCTGCATTGATGAATCCGAGGATCTTCTTCTGCAGTCCTGGTTGAAAGATGGTCAGGTGTTCTACAAACGATTTACCGTCAATTTCACCAACCGATTCAATTTTGAATTCGCCGGTGTCGTCGGTAATATACATTTCGAACAGGCGTTTGCCGGCTTTCATCACCAGGTCACCCGTTAAGCTTGCATTGGCTTCCAGTGTTAGTGGGTTGGTAGGCTTGGTTGGCCAGATGGCCACATCAGCATGAAACCCGAAATACACCTTTTGCCCGATACCCCCCATGTTTTCACCATTGGGCAGGTTCTTATTGATATCTGTAAATTCAATTGACATGATATTTCCTTTTTATGGAGATGATAAATGAGCTCTCCTGAAAGCGAACAATCAGGAGAGCCAGTATCTTAGATCGAACCCGATCCGCTTGGTAAGATGTTGGTCCAAACAGCCTGGTTGATTCCAAAACCCAATCCCTCGCTCCAGTCAGCCATAACAGCTACCGAACGTTTAACTTCTTCAAGTTTGAAATTGTTCTTGGTTAAAGTGGCAGGAGTTACCCAGATGAAGTTTGCCTGTGGTGTAACGAAAATATCGTTTGTACCAACCATCGACGACATTGGTTTCACATTCAATGGGGTGAAATCAATTCCACCGTCGATCTGTGCGTCAGAAGTTTTGAAATAAAATCCCTGTGCACGTTTATCCTGCATGTACTTTTTGTACCAGGCGCGGCTCATAAACACATTCATCTGAATGCCTTGATAAACTTCAGTGATTTTATCAGTGAAGGCTTCAACCTGATCAAAGATGGTGTCTTTGTGCAATTCACCAATATTAATCGAATTGATGGTACCGGCATTTACTCCGTTACGCAATTGCTTTTGCAATCCGTCCATTCCCGTTCCGTCCAATCCGGCAACACCGGCTGCAGGAGCTGAATAAACGCCCTTGTAGTACTCGTTAAGTTCCATGTCCTGATCGATCTGACCGTTGTAATACACTTCGATCAGCCACTGTACGAATGGCCAGGTCTTGCGATCGACATTCTTTGCAGTGAGGAATCCCAGCCAACTGGCATACAATTCATCAGGCATAAATTCGTCGTCAATCTTGAAACGATACTGACGGATTTCGTTTGGAACGATTTCAACGCCACCTTTTTGAGTGAAAGTCTTCTGGAAAGGTTGAACCAGAGAACGGAAGGTAGCATTTGCCAAACGGAAAATGGTATCATCCGATTTAAACGGAGTGGCATACCCTGTGATTTCACGAGGGGTGGTGAGCATCTTCAGAATCCGTTGTTTATTCTGACCGGCGTCGATGTAATACGCCCCATACTCCCGAATAACATCTGTGGTTGTAATTGACATGATTATAAAGATTTAAATGTTAGCATCAACTTGTTTGTTGTGTGGAAGTGAATTGATCATATCCCAGTCAGCTCCATCCAAAACAGGATCTTCTTCTCCTAAATTTTGTGCAGGGGCAACTCCTGGTTTGGCAGCAAGCAGTGTGCGGATGGCCTGAACTTTTTCTTCAGGAGTAGCAGCGATGGCAATGGTAGGGTCAATGGCATTGAACGGATCAATAACACCGGCAAGTTCTGTGCGGGCAGTGTCGCGTTCGGCGGTGATTTCGGTAACTGTTTGGGTAGCGGCGGCCACCTGTGCAGTTAATCCTTCAACGACCGAAGCATGTTCTTGTGTTAAAGTGTCAATTTGAGCGATTTGGCTGTCAATCGATTCGAGTTGTTCCTCATTGAGGAAAACTCCTTCTTCGGTCGATTCCAATACTTCCAGATTCAACACCTTATTCACGTTAAGAAATGTTTTCTTCATTTGTTGTGAATTATTTAAAGGTGAATTTTCATTCTCAGGATCCAAAGCCGGTTTAGGCTTAAAATTGGCAAGGGTCAGCAAACGATCAACGGCGCAATTAAAATCGCCTACCGAGTCAACCAGGGTTCCAATCACATCCGAAGCAAAATAAGTCCTGCCTTTCAGCTGGTCAGCGGATACCGTTGGCCGGTTGTCTTTAACGTCAGACTTGAATTTTTCATTGATCGGATTTAGGATTCGATTCTTAACCGGTGCAAAATCAAAATCATTGATGGCCCGGTCATATTCTTCATTCTTCTCGTCCGATCCGTCGGCATAAATGGTTACCTGGACGTCTCCATCGTCATTCGCTTCCGATTTCGACTTACGGCCTTCATAAACGACCATGGTACCAATGCATCCTACCATATCCGTTTCACGGCTGGCAATGATCTCTTTGGTATAGCTGGCAATATAATAGGCTGCTGAGCAGCAGCAACCATCAATCCAGGTAAGTACAGGCTTTTGACATTTCAATATGGCTTCCGACAGTTCAGCAACGGCAGAGCTTTGACCGCCTCCCGATTCTATGACAAAGATGTGACCAACAACATTTGGCTCTTCATCGGCTTCAAGCAATCGGCTGGCTTGGGTTCGGGTTCCGCGTGGTCCGCAATCCTGGTCATGCTTGGTCAGGATCGAACGCAGGGAAATGACATTGATTACTGAAAGTGCTGTCTCTTCCGGCTCTTCAGCCTCTACCAATTCTGGTTGATCATCGGCATAATAGCCTTGAATAATCCGCTTGGTAGCAGCTTCAACTGCGAACCTGCGGTAATTTTCAGGCTCTGGTGCCTTCTCTATGTTTAATCCCGTCGACAATCCTTTTAATACAGGCAACCAGGTATTACGGGTCACTGAGTCGACCTGCCAAGGGCTGCTAATAATATCTTTTAAAAACAAAAAGTTCATAACTTGCTGTATTTTCAGCGAGTTTACCGCATAAAAAAGGCGGTCGAAAGGACATCGACCGCCTGTAATAGCAGAAAATACAGTAAAAATAACCTACAGCCCCCTTCTTATTCCCCCTGAGGGGGAAAGCTAAAAACGCTCCGAATAACATTAACAGTTAATTGGAGCGTTCTTTAAGCCCTCCCTTTCGGGGAGGGTTTGGGAGGGGCAGTTAAAACGGATCCCCAACAAACTTCCCCTTCTCCACCTGTTTCCCGTAAAACGATACGCTGTGCCCATTCCGGTCCGGCGTATCCGCCCCTGTATCCAGGTCAAACGAAACCCGAAGCGGTACCTGTACCGTGCCCGAAACTTTAAACTGTTCATTCTGATCCTGGTAAATCACTATCCAGTGGCGGCCGGTCATACCCGCAATGATTTGCCGTGCAGCATCCGTATCTTTAGGTACGAAGGCCTTCAGTTCAGTCTGGTAGGCTGTGCCCGCTTTTTCTAACGATTCCTTTTCAGTCATACTCATGCTACCTGGAGAGCAATACATCTCTACAATATTCTCGGTAGTCGTAAAACTTACCGTGTTCGATCCGATCGTGATATCCGATGGAGGTACGGCCCAAATTTTCAGGACTCCTCCCAGGTTGTCAGAGGGTTTGTTCAGCTGTTTCATGTTGCGCTTTTTTGGGTGTAATATTGTCCTTTTTGCGGGACAATATTTCCATAAATAAACTGTCTACTTTACCAATAATTTCAACAAAAAAATCAATCTCATTTTCAGGCCGACGGCGGTAATATTCTTTCTTGATAGACTCATACGACCAATATTCCTCCTCCATCTTATAATGCTCCTGAAATTTCTGTATACTTTCCTTAATGCTCAATCCAACGCCCCGGTAAATGCTCACCACGTTATGCATTTTGCACTTCACAGTCGATTCAAACATCTTTCCAAACGTCACAGTATCCGTCTTCGAGAACTCCCAGCCGTAACGGTAGAAATAGTCCTGCGATATTACTATTTCCATCGTTTCCGTGTAAGTACACAATTGCTGGCGGTCAAACTGCAGATCAAAACGGGTCCGGGGTTTCTTCAGGCAGCGAAGTACCTCCTTTTGTATGTCAGGATACCGGCTGAAATCGGCTGGTAAACCATAGTTCAATTCAACGAAACGCTTTACGTAAGGCTTAACAGGAATGGTAACTACAAATTTTTCCGACATAACGGTATATTCACGGTTTAAAACTAGTTCAGTTAAAAAAACCGGTGAATGAAGCGTTTCCAATATACAAACTCATTTCAGCTTTACAAAACAAAAGCCTGTTCAAATACGAACAGGCTCTTGTTAATAGCGTCATCCCGACGCATGTCGGGACCATCCTTAAACTCCTTAATGACCTTAAGGTCCTTCTAAATGCTCGACAACGTATAAGTTGAAATAGTAGGCAATGCACAGAACTACCCATACATTGCCTGTTTACTACTGTGCAGCTTCAAAAGTCAGGTAGTATTCTTTACCCGGGATGAAGTAATTACTTGCAGGAAGCTCGGCATCAATATTGATATCCAAATTACCGCATGGAGTTGCTTTTGCAAAGTCTGCATTTTCACCAGTCTGGCTATAAACTGCCGACATCTTTGCTTGTTTTTGGCCTCCGAAATCTGTTATGGTCCCCAGCTCATGAATTCTCTGACGTTCTCGATCCACACGTAATCAGGCTGAAGTTCATCTATATACATAAACAGAGCATGTGCCAGGGTTCGGCTGTCTGCATCGCGGGGTAACCCTCCTTTAGCTTTCGAGTAATTCGTACACTCCAGGCTGGCCCACAGGTTAATCTTACACCCGGGAAATTCCGATCGCAATTTATTGACCAGCTCCCTCAATGCTTCAACAACCTTGAAATCCCTTACATCTTCTACAAAATGCATGCAGTTCGGGTGATTAAGCCAGTGACTCATCAGGGCATTGTAATCATGATTGATACAAGCCACCACCTTTACATTTTCCAATCCTGCCAGGTGGATCCCCGTGGTAGTTCCTCCAGCTCCTGCAAACAAATCGATCCAGAAGATCATGCAGCCTTTAGTTTCATCATAACCCGTCCTAAGATGCAGCATCAACGGACCAATCTGTATTTTTTCGAGTAAGTATTGTGGTTTCATGGCTTCCTTAGTTTATATACAATCATTTTTTTATAGCAGTTAATTCCGAAATGTACATCAATATCAACCATCAGATCCATCAGATCCAGATCCCTGGTAACCTTGCATATACGGTCAGGTTCTTTAATCAGAAATATGCATCCTTCACAAACCGATTTTACCTTCACAATCTTAAATGCATCAGGCTTTAAACTTATTATATCTGCAAATGTCATAGTTCCCTCCTTAATCACCTTAAAGTCCTTAAACTCCTTAATCTGTGCCATAATTTCTAAATTTTAGGTTAAACTTAATTTCGCAATCTCACCCATTGAGCCGTGGCGGATTCTGTCAAGGGTGGCCGTTTCAATTACCCCATTTGTCCCTTGACTTTTCCGGCAGGCGATCAATAACTTTATTGCGTAATTGAGTTTTTAACTTTCTCATATTCAAATTCTGTCAATCAATTGTCAGGTAAACAAATACCGTTCATTCTCTTCAATTATAATTGTTGTAAAAGGAAACCCAGTTTCAGGCACTTGCTGTATCGTTTCCATCAACCAGCTCGATCCTGTAAAAACAATATGCTTTTTGCTATCGATCGATATCTGCAGATGTATACACTTACCAGATCCCTTCTCTTTGAAAACTTTAGAGTCCTCAATTTTAAAGTGATGGACCACAATTTCACGATTAAGTATTTTAGACATCTTTATTTTCTCACCTTCAAATGCCTGACTTTTGATTTTGATATTAAACTGACTGAAGCTATTCATGGAGTAATTTTTTAATTAGATTTTTACTATTACAGTGCGATGCCCATCCTTTATAAGAGGCAATTGACTTTGCATTTCTTTTTCTTTTTAGCATTCGGGCAAAATTCTGCTTGATACTCTTACGGAGTAAGGTATGCGTGTGGCGAAATACATAGCCTACAAAATCAATTCCCCGGACATCAACAGGGAATACCTGATAGTTTCCTTTCACGGTTAGTTTCAGCCTGTCATTCATATAGGTTCTGATTTCAGCAAGCAATTGGTGTAAATAAGGTTTACTGCTGGAAAGGATTACAAGGTCATCGGCATACCGGAAGTAATATTTTACGCCTTTAACCTCCTTCATCCAGTGGTCGAAATAACTCAGGTAAAAATTGGCGAAATATTGGGAAAGATAGTTTCCGATCGGAAGGCCATCCGTGCTGTCAATCACTTCATCGAGCAACCAAAGCAGGTCATTATCCTTGATTTTTCGACGAAGCAGCTGCTTGAGTATTTCATGATCAACATTCGGATAAAACTTCTTAATGTTTAGCTTCAGGCAGTACCCGGTATTTTCAACATTCTTTAAGGCATATTTTACTGCATTTGCCGCAGCATGAATGCCTTTCCCTTTGATGCAGGAATAAGTATCTGCCGTAAATGTTGACACAAATATTGGCTCCAGCACGTTCATTACAGCGTGATGGGTGATCCTGTCAGGATAATAAGGCAACCGGAATATCAGACGCTCTTTGGGCTCAAAGATGGTGAACGTTGTATATTCAGATGTTTGATAGGTTTTGTCCTTCAGCATTTCATGCAGTTTTTGAATATTTTCTTCCCGGTTCTGATCGTGCCCGATTACTCCAGGCTGTTTCGTTTTGCCTTTTCGGGCAATTTCATCAGCCAATTGGAGGTTTTCGATGCTGTATATTTTCTCGTATAAATTGTTGATCCGTTTCATGCCTTTGCTTTTTTATGGTCGCTTTCTCCCGATTACTCGGAATACCAACACCCATTGAAAATGATTTATTTTTTGCACTGTTGGCAAGGTCTACGCTGCCAGTATCGCATAGGTGAGAGCTGACATTCGTATTCGTGTTATCGTAGTTGTAATTCGAATTCGAAAAACTGAACCTGGAAGACAGAACTAGCAGCAACGCAGCGTACAACCTTTTTTATTTTATTCCGGATAGAGGAAGTATTCCTGGTATTCCGCTTGGAACTTTTCGGCTATATACATGGCCTTTTCACTTGTATCAGTGCAAAGGCGAGAGCCGACAGTCGTATGCGTGTCAGCGTAGTAGCAAATCGAATCCGAAAAACCGAACCCGGAAGACAGAACCCTATACCAGGGATAGTATTTCCATTGCGAAGGTTTGCTCCAATCTGGACGCCATCCGTTGTTAATTGCCTTGAAAATAATCAAGAGCTTATAGGCGTTGATGATTGGTTTTCTGAACTCTTCCGGGAGCATCGATACATCGGGCAATGCAGTTGTATCAATGTTTTCCTTCGTGCAGGCATCTTCAAACGATTTGATTGTTCTGAAATCAAATACAGGTTGGTTTTTTACTGATTTTTTGGCCATGATTTTTATTGTTTAATGGTTAGAAATTGTTCGTATATATCAATGAATTGCTTGGCAGCATAAGTGCATTTTTCCTTAGTTTCAAAGCAAAGGCGAGAGCCGACAGTCGTACTCGCGTTACCGAAGTCGTAAACCGAATCCGAAAAACCGAACCCGGAAGACAGATTGAAATATGGCCAGTATTTGTATTGATTGGAATTACTCCAATCTGGAGTCCAGCCCTGGTTAATTGCTTTTACAACAATTTTTGCCTTTTCATAATTGATGGTATCAGCATCAAGTCCGAGGCTGGCGAAGCGTTCATTGAACTCTTCTTCAGTAGTTCCGCATTCTTCGCAGGCATCTGCAAAAGTTTTGATGTCTGTGTAGTCTCTTTTTTTGAAGTAATTTTCTCCAAAGGTTTCGATCAATACTTTCTGAAACCACACTGGTGATTCCGGAAAAAGCTTTTTTGCTGTTGTTTTTTTAAGAGTTAATTCCATCATTTTTAAATGTGTTAAACTGTTAATATTCAATTATTTATTTTCAAAATATATACTTTTAAGTAAAAAAATAACTTGATAGTTTACTTACCACACACCACACTTTAAAACATTGATAATCAATTATGTTTTTTTTATGCATACCGTGTGGTAGGTTAGTGGTACGTTGTGGTAAGTAGGCAAAAAACGGCTACTTACCACATTTTTTCCTTTGGTGGCGCATGTTCTGGCGGTGTGGTAAGTGTGGTAAGTGAATTTTTATTTTTCATTTTTTCTTTGAGTTTTTTATATATTAGTGAATTAATAGATATGTTTATAAAGAATCTAAATGACAGACATGGTAGGCATAAATCGAATCAATACCACGTCTTACTTTCTTCCGGTCAAAACCCAGTTGAGTCAGGGCACGGCCAATTGCTTCATTACTCATCGATCCTCGGTCCTCCGACCGTATAAGCTTCTTTTCAATCATGCAGTTTAAAACCTCGTTGGCTTGCATCCATTCACCCTCGCCATTGATGGGTTTGCGGAAATACATGCGGATATACTTTGTACACGATGTTTCCACCCGGTACCGCTCGTTTATCATCCTGAATTCTTCCCAGTCCGACTGGTGCCAGGTATAATCAAAATCCTGTTCCATCAGCGTGACGGCTTCTGCCCACAGCTGGTCCACGTCAACCTTCATACTATACTCCTGGTTAATCGATTCGAGTTCTATCACCAGCCATCGGCGATATCCCATTCCTGAAGTAATGAAACCACCCATTTCAGGTGTTTTATTCGAGGTAAAACATCCAGATCCCAGGCGGGGCATTTCTTTGGGAAAAGGATCCCGGGGCAAAAGCACTTGTATTGTACTTTGCGACGATACTTTCTTCAAAATCTCATTCGATCGCTTGGTTACTCCAACCAGTTCGTCAAACAGAATCATCATATTTTGAGCAAAAGCGGTCTCCACATCAAACTTATTGATATCATCCTTCGATATGGCCAGGTATGGACGAAGTACCGGTGGCATCAAAAATTCAAAAAAGAAAGTTTTGCCTATTCCTTCATCCTGATGGACCAGTCCTAAAAACACTGAATTTGCAATGCTTTTCATAGCGCAGGCCACGGTGGCCACCAACCACTTTTTTAAGTAACTGTAAAACCTGATCTTATAATAATCCCTGCCCTGATCGCCATATTCCCTGATGCTCAGGTGAGCGGCCAACAGGTCGATATGACTGACCCCTTTCCATTTTTCCCGAAGGCTTTCAAAATATTCGGTCACCGGGTTATAAGTAGTCATGTAGTTGGGCGATCTGAGCAGCTTTCTGAGTACCGTATCCGAGCACTGAACGCCTTCTTCAATCATGTGGATAGATATTTCCTCCCAGGTCACTCCGTACTCAAATCGCTTGCTTTTGGGCTTAATTACCGCCCTGTTTGGGTTCGGATCGAAACGGTTAACCCGTATTTCGTAATTTTCTGAAAGAAATGCTCTGACCTCGTCAATCTTATTTTGCGAGCTTACTCTTGATTCAGTCTTTAGAGAGGATATTTTAGCCATGGTATAGTATAAGTTTCAAATTTTAAGTTCAAGGGTTCATGTTGTGGGTGCGATAATGCTAATCGTTGTCATCATCCTCCCAAAGTTTCCTTGAATATTGTACTACTGGTTCTTTCAATGCCAGAAGTTTCTTTTGCATCTCCTTAATATCCCACGAATCAATAGGCTTTGAGGTAATCATTTCAGCCATTTGGAACATCACTTCTTCAGTTACCGGATTGATAGCGTAAATTGCTGAAGGATTGAGAAGTCGTGTAAACTTCGGTTGTTGTGTCGTTTCAGGAACATCGACCCTTACAAATGTTGCAACTCCAATATTTTGTTCTGTAACCTTTCCGGCCATTTTAGTATGACCAAATAATTCAACTACTGCATTTAATTCAAATTTTTCCATGATTATTAATTTTATGTTTTTTAAACTCCTTAAACTCCTTAACCTCCTTAATTCCCTATCCACTCATCAGGATCTACACTCCCTTTAGCGCTGTCAAAAATCTGCGAGAAGTCCGTGCTCTTCTTACACGTAATAGTCCTCAGATCTCCCTCCCTGTTCTTGGCAATTACCAGCTGAATAATGTTCTTGATTGAATTTCCGGCTTCATCCACCCCGTCCTTGTCGTAATATTCCGGTCTCCACGGGAAAATCACCATATCGGCATCCTGCTCGATAGCACCCGATTCGCGTAAATCAGATAACATAGGGGTTTTATCCTGGCGGCTTTCAACGCCTCGATTCAACTGGCACAGCAATATCACCGGCACATTGGTCTCTTTGGCCAGCTTCTTCAGCGATCGGCTGATCTCGGCCACTTCCCGTTCCCTATTCTTCTGTCCATAGCCATTCTCCTGGGGCGACTCCACCAGCTGCAGGTAATCAATCACAATCAGCTGACATTCTCCCCTTCTGGCTTTGTTGCGTGCCACTGCCGAAATATACCTGACATTAGCCGAGGCAGTATCGTCGATGTAAATGGGTAGATTTTCCAGTTCTGTTATAGATTTATGATAGGCATCCCAGTCAATTCCGGTCATCTTTCCCGATTTCATATTATCCTGATCGATGCCACCATTACCTAAAATTAACCTCTGGCTTAATCGGGTATCCTTCATCTCAAGCGAGAAAATACACACCGATGCACGACTTTTAGCCGCGAATTTCGAAAAGTGAAGTGCAAAAGCCGTCTTACCCATACCCGGCCTGGCTGCTATCACGATTAAATCCGATGGCTGCCATCCATAAATGGCCCGGTTCAGATCGGCCAACCCGGTGGGTATTCCTGCCATTTCACCCCGCTGGGCTTTCTCGGCCCGTTCCACTACCTCCCGGGTAGTTTCCTTCATCACCTCGCGGATATGGCGCATGCCGGTCTTACCTGCCATCAGGTCATCGATCGCCTGCGTATTCATCGAATAACACATCTCTGCTTCGTCAAAATTATCCTGGTAGCTCAGCGAGATGATTTCCGAACATCGGCGGATCATTTCCCTTAAAACATATTTTTCATAAATGATCCGTGCGTGTTGTTCGATGTGTGCTGCGCTGGCAATGCGCGAAGTAAGCTGTGTGATGGCCAGTGGACCGCCAACTTCTTCGAGTAAATTCAGCTGGCGTAATTCCTGGGTAATGGTTAGTAAGTCGGTCGTTTTTCCGGTCGAAACCATCTTATCAATGACTTCGAAAATCACCTGGTGTGTATTTTTGTAAAACATTTCGCCTGTCAGCAGGTTCGAAATCTTGTGATAGGCATCCCGCTCCAGAAGCATGGCGCCAAGCACCACCTCTTCAAGTTCAATAACCTGTGGCGGTACCTTGCCAAAAGCGGCATCTATCTGATTAGGCAAGTTTGAATACGGTTGGTTTTTTTTCTTCTGGTCCATTATTGAGTAAATTATTGGTTATTAATTCTTCTTCCTTTACCACGTAAAAGTTAGGATTACGTTTATACATGGCATATTCCAGGTACTTCACTGCCGTTTTTGGATTGTTATCCGTAATCTCTTTCAGCCTTTTCAGCGCCATCACCTCCGATCGGCTCTTGATCCACTGTCCGTGCTGCTCCTGAAGATATTCCTTCCAGAATTTCCAGGTCGATAAAAACTCCGGATCATTCCATGGCTCTTTCACTTCCACTGCCTTCATGGGTGAAATAAACCCATCGAAATTATTCCACGACTTCTTAAATTTATCCCAGGATTTCTTCATTTTATTCTCGGCCTTAAAGAAGCTTACCGATTGAGGAAGCATTACAAGAAGCTCCTCCATAGCCTCCTGTAAATTGCGGACATCAGTGCCCATTTGGTCCCATTCTTCTTGCATAGTGTTTCTGTTTTAATCAGATTAATCATTTAATCAGGTTAATCATAACTTGTCCCGATCCCTCGGGAGTTCAGACTATTTTCGGCCACTCCTTAAACTCCTCCCCATCCAGTATATCACCGGCAGTTTTGCGACCAACACGAAACATTGTGTTAGTGGAGTAAGAATACCCAACCTCAATAGATCTCTTTGATTTAAAATATTGATCTTCATTAGTATGATCCATTGGCAACCATTCCCCCCATTGCTTAAAAAAGAATGCTGTCCCTGCCTTCTTACACTGATTCCTGATCGATCTCACCCAATCCGGGTGCAACGGCCTTGCCTTCGATCCTGATTCACCTCCGCAGATAATCCAGTTAATCCCTTCATTATACCAAGCGATAAAACTCTTTTTACCATTAACATCTACAATCATATTAAACTCATCAAAATCTATTGGCCCCAGCATTGGCTCAATACTCACAAACCTTTTGGCTGCTTTTATCTGAAGAAGTATTGGAATCCGTTTATTCGCCATCTCCTGGTTCTCAGCTGTTACTCCCAGCCATACATTTTCAGGAAAATCACCGGTCATTTTATCTTTAATATTCTCCGGCCGTTTGGTCAGAATAATAAAAAGGTGTTGCGGACATTGCCTGATTACCTGCATTACCTGGTTAATCCAGTTGCAAGGCACATTTTTATGAAACAAATCACTCATCGAGCAAACGAATATCATCCGTGGCGATTTCCATTGAAGCGGATTGTCAATGTGGTCGGTATTCAGGCAGGTATGTCCATTCCAACCTTGTTTATTGACAACATTACTATAAGCATAGTAAGTTTCACTTTTGCTCTTCTCAAGCATATATGGGATCCGCATGGCCATCTTCTCAGCATAACAATTATCACAACCCGGGCTTACCTTCGAACATCCCACAATCGGGTTCCATGTTTCCGGCCGGTATCCCGGCATATTCAACCATGATATTTTATGTTCTTTCATTTTAAGAGTTTAAGTATGTTTGCCGTAGTTTTAGATACATAATCATCTATTTCAATGTGACTTCTTTTACTTGCTGGATGTGCTATTTTTAAAGTTCTTGGAATATCAGATAAAAAGTTTCTATGAATCCAGGCACCAAGGAGAATAATTATATCCCAGTCTTCCGGGTGATTCTTATCGTGCCAATCTATTCTTAATTTACATATTTCAATTAAGTCAGTTGGCAAGTATTCTACATCACACAGGTTCGTTTTTAGGCATTCGTATGGCCGCAACTGTTTGATAATACGATCTATTAACTTTCCCGACTTAGTGCTACTGCACAATGGCATCTTACCAGGCTTATTGTGCATTCCTACAAAAATGATTCTTGGTCCCATCTGATTCAATTTGGTTCATCTTAATCTCCTTAAACTCCTTAATGACCTTAATCTCCTTACCCTCTTTACAATTTACCTTCGTTATATTCAGCTATTACCGTTCTCAATTCAAATGAGTAATTGCTGTATGCCGTCTCCGGATCATGATACTGAAGCGGATAATCGCTTCCCTTGAAAAAGCAGTTAAATTCAATCTCCTGGGCTTTCAGATCGTACTTCTTCACCAATTTCAGCAAGCTTACACGCAGTCCGTACACTTCGAAAATAACCTTAATGATCCGGTCTTCCACCTCGCAATAAAAAGGCAGGTGCACCTTAAGCGGTTTAATCATATCACCCACATACGCCTCTGCAGCATCATGCAATAGCGCGGCCAGTTCAATGCCTGGAGACACGTACACATTATTCTTTTTCATCAGGTAACGTACCAGCATACTGTGTTCAGCCACCGAGAAAAACCGTGGCGACATGCCCGAAAAATGAGGCTTATACGCCAATCCTTTGGCGATATCCATCAGATCCACCATATCTGCAGTTGGCTCCAGCAGATTAAACTTCTTACCCGAAATAGTATTGATACAGCCATCCAGCTGCCTTAGCGGAATCAACTCTTCCTTAATTGCGATTTCTTTTTCCATTAAACTTTTCATTAATTGTTGGTTATTTTAAAGTCCTTATTGTCCTTATCATCCTTATGGTCATTACGGTCAATATATTCCGGCCTTCCACAGTTGCTTCTCACTTCAAATTCAATCACCCATACCCATGGATTTTTATCCCAGCTTTTTCTACCATTCAGTCACTGGGATTTTCATTCATTCGTTCAAGGCCTCTGGTTCTTCTGGTCATTCCTTTTAATAGGGCAAGAATAGCCTGCACCATTGGAGTGCTGAATAAAATTGGTAATTCTTTCATGGCTTATAATATTAATCGCATGGAAATAGCTTCTATTGCTGGAGATGGAGGATTAACCTCTTGTAATTCACTGTGAAACTCTTCCGTCCTGATCTCATTGATATCACAGGCTATCCGGCTCATAAAACAGACTACAGCAATACCGCTTTCCGTTATACCTTCCCATACTCTGGCCGGTACTCCCGTCTCCAAAGCGCTGGGTTTTAAAGTCACAATCTTTGAGGTTGGTGAAATAATGATTTTCATTTGGTTATTTTTTTATTGATTATTGGATATTCATTATTGGTTATTTTCCAAATCCTCCCCCTTGTGGGGGAGTTAGAGGGGGCTTCTGTTTTCTCTTCCACCCTTTTTCAGCGGCTCATGATTAGGCTGTTGTGCTAGCCGTTCCAGGAACCGGTTCTTTCGTTCCAGCGATGTAAAATATTTAATGTACTTCTGCCGTGGATCATGATAAGAGAATGGATATTTAGAAACATCCGGGCTCTTGCAATGCCTCTGTTTCAGCATTTCCCGATCATGATTCGGTTTTAGTTTATTCATACCTGGCATAAGTTCCACCGGCAATGCTTTCGTTGGGTTCTTACTGATCATAATTTGGTTTTTAGTTAAGATCTCTTCTAAGCACTACATCACAATATGAATCTGCATTGATTTTTATAGACGTTATCGTCTCGATTTTAAAGCCACTTTCTAACATGTCTTTAAGTGTTTTATCTGAGATCCAAGAGCTTCTTAATTCGATATACTCACCAGGGAATGACAGTCCTGACATTTCTGTGGTTTTCCAATATCTTACCCAATTTTGGGCATTGTCTTTAATAATTCCGAAAATAATTTGTTCAATATTCATTGCTTAAATTTTAATTTATAAATAGTTTAAATTGGTGTAAATCTGTAGTAATCTATATCAGCGCATTCTTTAAGACTCCCCTTGTGGGGGAGGTTTGGTGGGGGCTTTTTTATTGCAGCCATTCAAATGGCCAGCTGCCCCTGGGTCTCATACTCCAATAGAATTCAATCCTGCTAGAGGCGCTTCCTTTAGCGGGTCCCATCCTTTGCTCCTTCTGTATCAGCTTGCATTTATGCTGTCTTGAGGCATATTTACAACCCGAACATGAGGACAGCAATAGGTAAATAATAAGGATACCTACCGGGTATGTTATTTTTGAGAAAAACTTCGACCAGGTGAATGCGCATTCCGGGCAATTATTTCCATGCAGGTGAGCGTCAAATATGGCTCCGCATAAGGTACACTCGGTCCATATCTCATGGTTAAGAAGCCTGTTACTTGTTTTCATTAGAAAAGAATTTGTCGGATTGAATTTTTGTAGTTATAAAGCTCCTCGATGTGATGGAGATACTCCTTGCACGAAGTCTGAGGCTCAATAGTGAGGCTGTGTTTCTCAAGCTTTTTGAATACCTGGCTTTGATCGTACTTTTCGCTGGCGTTCAGCTTCTCCATGGCCTGCAGAAATGCCCGCGATTTCCAGTCTGCATCAAACTTATCATACTCCTTCGCCAGATTTAGAATCCTCATTGTAAATGGCTCATAATTTGCCTTAAACTGCCCAGACCTGAATGCTTCACTGCTTCCTCCGCTTCCAACCTTGCCGTACATTAACAGATTAATGCAGACCGAAATATTAATTTTATATTTCTCTGCCGTAGATTCAAGAATTTTGTAATCGGCTTTGTTGATATCGGCATCGATATAGCAGTTCATGTAATCCTTGATCTTCCATTTGCTTTGATTATTGTTGATCTCTGCAATCTGCCGCAATGTAAAGTTGGGTACCACAACAAAAAATACTGGGAGAGCCAGTTTTTTACAGACATAAAACCGGTGTTGGCCATCGATGATGAAGTATTCTTCATTAACCATTACCGGGCAATATTTAAAGAAGTTTAGTCCTGACTTAACACTCTTGATAATTTTCTCAATTTTAGCCTCGTTCAGGTCACGGTTACCGTGCAGAAACCTGAACATACCATAATCACTGGTATATTGAATTTTGGTATTACTATCCATGGGTTTATTTATTTGGAATTTTTGCGCTTTCTTGAGCTTCTTTAAGTGCGAAGTATTCAGAATTGAGTATCTCAATCAGATCTGTATTGGTAAGGCTATTGGCATATTTATCAGGAATATTTAGGATAAAACAATTTTCAGCATTTTGAATTGCTGGACACCAAAAAGGTGATTTTGGTCCAAATAGACCATTTAATTCAGTATATCTGACTTCAGGCAGAGCAGCTATCTGGGCTGAAATTTCCTTTCCTAATTTTGAATTTAACCGTGGCATATATTCCAACGGTCCGTATCCTGTTTTTTTCCAGATTTTCAAATCCTGTTCAACTGGAAAACAAATACTCGAAATACCGCCTCCAATACTCCATCCTGATGGGCGGAAGGTAATGCCACCCAATTTTTTGCATAAATCCATAGAGGCATTTATTGCTGCTACTTTTTCATTCAGAATATTGTAAATATTATTGTATAGTTCTGTATTTTTTAAAACTTTAAATTTCATGGTTTATTGGTTTTGAAGTGTTATAAATTCATGCATAAGCTTTTTAAAGCACCGGTGTGATTCGCTCGGGATCAATACACGGATCTCGTCCCGGTGATGATCCCAGAATCCTTTCATTTTATCGTCAGTGGCATAGGGGTAGGCTTCAAGCTGACTTTTTAAGTGTTGCCTGGCTTGAATAACTGTTACCTGGTCAATGCGTCGATAACCTTTCTCTTCAATTTTCTTCTGAAGTCGAATGAGTTTCTCGATATATTGGCGGGCTTCCTTTGCGAACATGGCTTAATGCTTATTTTGGTTATGTCTTGCCCGTACGATGCGTACATGTTGGATGGCGTCATAAATCGACCATACAATAATTACAACTACTATTGCCCAAAACAGTGGCACCACCATGTAGTGATAAATAAAAATTAATGCTTTCATGTCGGTTAGTTTAGGCAACAACTATACAATTGATTGACCCATAATTGCTGAAGCCATTCGGCGGTATCCATATCCAGCACGTATGTTTCTGCCAGTGGCACTCTGAAACCGTAAATAATCTGAACTTTTCGCACCAATAAACGGGTTCCTTCCAGGTGAATTCCGATCGTAAAAACCTTTTCACCTACAATTCTTTGTTCAATACTTATAGTGGATGTCATCATCGGGAGTATAAGAGTTCCTGATCAATCTTCTTATACATATCCACACAGCTTTCACGCTGAGTGCTAAACTCATTCGACTTTGGCAGTCCATTTTGTTCGTAATTGATTAATCCTCCCTGGAGCAATTCAAGATCTTCAGCAGTCAGTTCGTGTATCGCGAACTTTTTCGGCTTTTCATTGTTTGTGACTTCAACATACATAGCTGTTTGGTTTTAGTTAATGCGTGGGGACGCCTTAGTTAATTCGTGTAATTCGTGTAATTCGTCTTAATTCGTGTAATTAGTAAATTAGTGAAAATTCAGGGGCACCACTTTAGGATCTACCCCCGAAATGCTTCATCCACCGTAGCGAGGATGGGATTCGAACCCATGGCCTCAGGGTTATGAACCCTGCGAGCTGCCAACTGCTCTACCTCGCAAAATTTTGTACCGGCGATTAACCTTTACCGATACAGTGCATTCAGATTTGCAATTAAAGAACGACGGCCCTTTCAATTCAGCAGCGGCCCGACTGCCCAATCAATATTTTGGGTTAAAGTATTCCTTGTTTATGCATCCAGAGTGCAATTTCAATCCGATTATTAATGCCCAGTTTTTCGTGGATCCGGTTAATATGAGTTCTTACTGTCGGAAGCTTAATGCCAAGTTCATCAGCAATCTCCTTATCCAGTTTTCCTCCCGAAATCAAAACAGCTATCTGGAATTCACGCCTGGCCAGTGATCCTCCCGGACCAACAGGCGCCTTACAAATAATATCGAATCCTGGGCAGGTCTCCGTTTCATCACAAACCGGCATGTCAGCAGTTGTTTTCCCGTCCATCAAGTCAGGGATATGATTACAGGCTCCATATCGGCAGGAGACAAACGTCTCTTCCATTTCATCAGCCCCGGTAATGCCTAATTTCATGCGAAGACAGTTACACGCCTTGCGATCGGCAATCAGATCAGCCTGGAAAGGTTCTCTCATTTCATCTGGCAAGGTGAGGTAATCAACCGTTGTCCCGTTTAAAATGGCTCTGGCCTTATTTTTAAATCGGTAGATTTCCAGCGTATGATCTTCCAATCCTGCGGGGATATTCATATTCATAGCTTCTTGATTTGCGCCGTCAGGCCGTTTAAATGTTCCTGATGAAGTTTTGCTATTTTAATGGCGTATTCAATCACATCTGTTCTATCCTTATCGCCGCGTAAAATCTGGTCAATATATCCTGCAGAGATTTTAAACTCATCTGCAAGGGTTTGGCGATACCCCTTTGGCATCATCCGCCTCAATTTCTGTAACTCTTTTTTAGTCATTATAATCCTGTATTTAAAAAGTGTTGTAATTGTGTTATATTCGTGCTGTAATAGTGCTGTAAACCTACAGAAGAAATATGTAATTACAAAATAAATCTGTAATTATTTACAAATATTTTTTGTATGAATTATATATCATTGAATATTAAATACTTGTTTGATAGCCAGGATTTATCAGAAGAAAATTATGGTAAGCTTTTTGATTTGAATAGAGGTGCTATACAATCTTACACAACTGGGAAAGCATCACCCAAAATAGAAGCATTACAAAAAATAGCTGTAAAATACAATTTGCTTATTGATGATTTAGTGAACAGGGATATCAGTAAAATAATTAATACAGAGTCTGAATTACACTCATATCCTGTTAAAGAAGTCGCAAACCCCTCGAATGAATCAATTACTCTCTATTCCTGTCCTGAATGCATTGTAAAGCAAAAGGATATTGAATCACTTGAAAAGGATAAGCGTTATTTAGAAAAAGAGAATGCGCTGCTAACAGAATTACTTGAAAATTATCGTGAGAATGCAAAAAAAGAGACCGAACCTCCGGATAGTACACAAGAAAGGCAAGGTACAAAACTATAATAATATTATTAAACTGGTTTGGTGGGGTGGGAGAGAAATTAAGATTGTGAAAGTGATATAAGATGAAGATTGCATTTGAAAATTAAGTGATATGTATATAGAAGATTTAAAAGAGAACCTGAAACTTGTAAACGAATTACGGGATGAACTAAAAGTATTGAAAAAGGAAGCCAGGCGTGGTTATACCTTACACGAATATATTGATCTAATACAAGAACGTTTATGGAACGATCATGGCGAAAGAGATCGGTTTGCGGAACCAAAACGACTTGCTAATTTCAAGTTAGATGAACTCAGAGACATTAATAAGGAACAGTTTAATTCTGCATTTTCAAAGAATAAAACTAAGCTTCTCTCAATTCTGAATCGTTACATAAAGGATTTGCAAATCGGATTTCAGGAATCCGATTAAGTATCAACGAAAGTTCATCAATATTACGCCAATATATACAAGTAATGTCCCTGTGTCCATTTGTATAAACCGTAAGGCCTTTAATTCCATTGATAATAAAGAATTTTAGTTCAATAGTTCGGCATCCTGATTTAAAGTTATAGTAAATCATTAAATGATGACACTCCTTTATTGGCCACAATACTTTCACTTCGAATCTGCGCCAGAAGTCGCTTGATGAGAAGAAAATTTGAAGTTCATTTTTCATTGATTAAAATGTATATAAACGATTTAATTTATACCAAAGCTAATGATTTAGGTAAATGCGTTAAAGGACAAAGTTGACATACACATTATATACTATCAACATTCCCAAATACAATACAAAACGAACAGATACACAAAACACGTTTTTTGAAATAGTAAGGATTAAGTGGTTGCAAGGGTTTTGAATCTCCCGCCAGCTCCACGAAGTTCTATAACATCACTGATATTCACGTATTTACATTAAAAATGTGTATGTCAGTTTAAAAAAAGTGTATGTCGTTGTGTATTTTTAGGTTTTAGTGTGCGTGGGGACGCTGCTTTACTGACTATATGAAACGACAGAAATTGTTCAGGGCGCCGCGCCTGTTTGATCAGGGCGGTGACCTTACAAAACCCTGGTGGATCGAACTGGGGTATCGGGATCCTCGCGACGGCATGATGAAGCGTAAGCGATATCAGGATGGTTTTGCCCAGTTGCGGACAAAAAAAGACCGGTATAAGTTTGCAGAAGAATTGATCAACAACCTCACTGCAAAACTTCTTAAAGGTTGGAACCCTACCGACGATTCATCGGTACAGGTAGTATATGTCGATGATCTGGAGTATCACCAGGCAGCTCAGGTATACGGCCGCAAACGGAAAGCAAATAAAAACGTCCGGTTCTACGCATCAGAATATGTCACTCTTCAGAAAAGCATCAAAGCAAAAAAGACTTATGAGAGTTACCGCGGAAAGCTGCGCGAATTCGTCTCCTGGCTTGAACGGGAAAAATTAATCGATAATGATCTTACCACCTACAACCATGATTTAATACTGCGATTTTTCGATTACCTGATCATTGATCGAAAATTAGCTGGACCAACGATTGAAAAATACAAATTAACGCTCGATGGATTCTGGGCTTACCTCATTGATCGCAAAGCAATAAACGAAAGTCCGGTTGGTAAAATTCAATTGCCCGAAACAGGCGAAGACTTTTCAGCTATTCCTTTTCTCGACGAAGATCTTCAGCAAATACTTCCCATCATCAGATCCGAAGATCCCCAGCTATTCATGGGAGCGATGATTCAGTACTTTTGTTTTGTTCGCCCTGGTGACGAGCTACTCAAGTTAAAACTAAACCAGGTAAACTTATCGGCTCGAACAATCCATATCCCAAAAAATGTAGCAAAAAAGAGGAAAGAACGGACCGTTGATATCCCCGAACAGATGTATAAGATTTTGGTCGATCAGGGAATACAATGCTATGGCAAGGATATGTACCTGATAGGTCCGTTTGGCCGACCTGGTAACCGACCAATAGGTTATAACACTTTGCGGGGCCGCTTCAATAAATACCGTGACCGGTTGGGATTAACTGATCTTTATAAATGGTATTCATTCAAGCATACTGGCGCCGGAAAATTACTGGAGAGCGGTGCGACAATTATCGAGATCATGAACCAGCTGGGACATACTGATATCGCCTCCACCTATCGATACATCCGCCGTCACTTTGGCGATCGTTCGGAGCATGTCCGTACTAAGTTCCCCGATCCTCCTGGTTTCGGTTTTAATGAGGTACCGGAGTCAATTGAATTCTTTATTTAAATCGAAGCTTTTTTAAGCCTCCCCTTGAGGGGGAGGTTTGGTGGGGGCTAAAAAAACCCCCGGACAACGCGTGACCGGGGGAAACCAATAATCTATAAAAAAAAGAGAAAATCCTAACCTTCAGTATCAACCCTGATATTAACCGGATTATGGCTGATTTCATTAAATATTGAATTGCCTTAAAGTCCTTATTCTACTTTGCAATAAAAATCCCTCCAACCAACCCAACTGCTCCATACACATACCAATGATCCCACCATCTGCTTACAGGTTTTACGATCAAGGCATTTCCAACAGTAATTTTGCCATATGGGTTTTTAATCTTCGGATCGAACGGATCTGTTAGTCTTGCCTGTACCAGGTTATCCTTGCCGTTCTGAGTTGTATAGAGTTCGATTCCGGTTTGATAAAAATAACTTAAATCTGAACTGCCTGGTTGTATTGTCTGGTTCAAAAATAAATACCGGTCATTCCATTTCCCAATTTGTCCATGTATGGTATCCGTTTTAGTTTTCCAAAGGGTATCATGCAGAGCCATGGTTGAGTGGTTAGAGGCTTCATATTTTAGTCTCAGCGCCTCCGTAAGATCTCTCCATTTAATATCATTTTTTCGCAGTTCCGACGCGCTACTTAGTCCGGCATCCAATAGGGCCTGCTTCAGGTTGTCTTTTTCAACCACATCAGCTCGGATGATCGAGATAAGATCACCGTTTTTACCCTTATGAAAGGTAACCGAATCATTCATCGCACTTAGTTGCACACTCTTCAGTTGTAGTTCGTCCTTGAGTTTGTTATTCGAACATCGCTGAACGCCAAACACGCAGACAGCCAGTACTACTAGCGCCACCCACCAATACTTTAAAACAATTGCTTTCATACTCTCAGTTTAAATATTTGTTCTCAATTTCGCAGCCAGCAGCGCCCTGTTGGATCAGGTCAATAGCGCTTACCATATCAACCCGGTTATTATACTTCTCCGAATGTGCCAGTGTTTTACCGTTTTTAGAAACAATCTTGAAACTCCACTTCTGTTTGAAAAGTCCGTTTCTGGTGATTACTATTTTCATGGGTTTGATATTGTTTGTGATGATGAAGCAGTTATTGTTGATGTTTCGCTCGTATCCTTCACTCCTGTTCGCATCTCTGCAAACTTCTGGATTGCTTTTGGTACCACCGTGGCCACCACCAGGATCGTGAATATATCCCAGTCGATTCGTTTAAGCTGGGTCATCAGCATATTAAACGACTGTTCGCTGATGCTCTTATCCCTAAGCAACTGAACATACTGGGCAAAATGCGATTCATACGACTCATTCGAGAAAAACATATAAATGATCAAAAGCACAAAAAACAGCGCCTCAAGCAACCGCATAAACGATCTGGAAACACTTCCATCCTTCTGTACCTCCTCCAAAAAACCTGTCTTCCCTTTCATCATTTTAATTTTTTAATCAGTACAATCCTCAAATCAGCTTAATCATAGTTCAGACTCCTTTTTTTTAAGCCCTCCCTTGTGGGGAGGGTTTGTTTGGGGCTTTAAGTCTCCCCTTGTGGGGGAGATTTAGAGGGGGCTGGAGGGTTTGGGTGGGGCTATCCTTTCACTCTCAACAGTTCCCCGCCCGTCCAGTACCTCACATCGCTGTGCACCCAGCTTACTCTATCCTCAATACAAGTGATCCCCAGCTCCTGCCAATGCTCCTGGATATATTGCCTCACTTCTTCAGCCGGTACCGCGAAAAGCTTATCCGAAGCCCGCCCAAACGAATGCTGTGAAGTTGGCGAGTAAAAGCTGCTATCCGGCGTCCTCAATCCCGACCAGTTTCGGTCCCCGCCGTTCCACCAGCTGTTGATCGTCACGCTCCCAAACACATCCCTTAGTTTTTGATCAGCCTCAATCAACCGTGCATCGAGCAACCCGATTAAAATATGAGGTACCGACGAATATTTTAGATATAAATCCTTCGGAATATACTCGTCAAGAAATAAGTTGTCAGTCAGTTTAATTCGTTCCATTTTGTATGACATTATTTAAGCTTCTTCTAATAATTTCATCCGCCACACTGCGCTCGTTTCATCTCCGGTCAGCACGCAGAGATATTCAGCGTCGATTGTATACGAGCGGTCACCCAGATTACCGGCATCCACTCCTGAGTGTTTTTCGCCAGTGGTAATCGTTGGCACTGAATAAAGATTATACCATTCTTCATCATTTAAAAAATGCCATTGAATCATCCCCTGCATTACCCTGAATTCAAACCGTGGACCATACACGAAATTTATCCAATCCTCCTCCGATCCTGGGAATCCATTGTCAACTGCAATTTCATAGTTCGATTTTCCATCTTCACCTTTTAAAAATGCAATCTGCTCTTCGGTCAAATCCTGCCACCGCAGCGGGTCGCCCTTCAGTTCAGCCTTCTGTGCGTCAGTCATATCCTCCCAGTAAAGCCCTTTAAGCATCTGAAGTTGTTCAGGAGTGAAATCCTCAAACACAAACGGATTTCCCTTTATCGAGGCAAACCACTCTTCCTTGGTACCCGTAAAAATGCCCGACAAAACAGCATCCAGGTAAGCAGATATTCCGGCCACCGCATTACTCACTGTGATGTTTACCTCTTCAATAGGCTCTTCAACAGTTAAATTTACCTGCTCAATGGTCTCGTTTACTATGATTTGGAAAATTTCCATTATAACAGCCCCCCTGCCCCCCGTTGGGGGGTTCCTTTGCGATCTGTTGTTTTATCAATATATCTTCTCATAGCAATCATCTCGTTTCTTCGTTCTTTAAGCCCCCTCTTTTGGAGGGGGTTTGGGGGAGGCTTGTCCATTACAGCGCCGAAATATAGCTTTGTATTACCCATTTCCCTTCAACGTAAATTTTTTCGCGCTGGTCCTGAAACCTGATCCGCAGATCCCACATATATGTCCCTGCTGCTAATTTGATTATCTGCGGAGGAATAGTGATTGTACGTTGCTCAACATTTATAACCATAGTCCCATCCCCTGGCCTGAATTGCTGCATCACCGGTGTGCCTGACGATTTCCTCACCTGCATGATGGCTGCTGCATACTGAAGATTATACAAATCACCTTCGGGCAGTGTAAACTTGATGCCCTCAAAAGTAGTGTGGCTCTTGTATTCCTTTAGATTATGAGTTTGTGTCCCCATTTTCATAATATGAGTGATAAATTTAACTTCACATTCCTAATAAAAAATAATCGGGACAATCACCCTCCTCCATCTCTTCCGGTCCCGATATATTTTTAATAAAACTACCTTTGTGCGCCCGTTGACGAAAGGACAAATCAACAGGCATGTCCCGGGACGATAGACTCCGCCCGATCAGCTTTTTTATATCCCCTTCATCCAACGGAATGAAAACAAATCGATTCAGCCCATCATCCCAATGAAATATCACTTCTTTACCCTTCTCTAATCCAACGTATGCCATCAAAGCCTCCCCAACCCCTCCACAGGGAGGGGCTTTTTGCAATTCGTTATTTCAAAATTGTTTCTTTTCATATCATAAATCTAATTTCTTCGTTCTTCAAGTCCCCTCCCTTTGGAGGGGATTTAGGGGAGGCTGTAGGTTTGGAGGGGGCTCTATTTCTTCATCCACCACTCGTAAAAATCCTTCACCGTCGCCCGTCGCTGCCTGATCCTGCAAACCTTATTTCGGTGTATGCATAGTTGTTTTGGTTCGTAATAATAACTCCTGGGCTTTGGCGACGTCGATATCGATCCCGCCTTATAATCACGGCAAACCACCGCGAACCACACCGTATCCGGCGTATTCCCGAAAAAATAATCAGGTTCCCCGGCCTTCAGCACCTTCCCGTTTCCCAACCTGATATCAGCTTTCGGATACACCACAAACTTGTAAGTTATTCGACCCAGCTGCTCAACTGTATCTGCAACCAACTTATTACAATAAGCCAGGTACTTCGTATACTCCCCTTGATCTGCCTTTTTAACAACCGTCGGCGTTGCTGCCATCAGCAGCGGAAACAAAAGCAATAAGTAAAGTTTTTTCATTTTTTTTGATTCTTTATTGGATATTCAATATTCGATATTGGTTATTTTCCTTACTGACCTTAACCTCCTTACTTCCCTTATTTTTATTCCAGTCTTATTAATCCGTACCTAATTCATCTTTAATCTTTTTCTTAAAAAGTCCTTCCAGATTATAAAACCCTTGCCATTGTGTAATTTTAAAGCCGTTTTTTGCAATCGAGAATATAAGTACTCCCGAAATAAACCATCCGATTAGATTGTAAGTGGGTAACCATTGCTGTTTGCAGGTAGTATCCCACAGATACGCCATAATAATTAAAACGATGGAAATTAACATCCTTGGAAATGTTGTGCACCAAACAATTTTTGTTGAAAATCTTTCGCCTCTCAATCGTCTGGCTGCCCAATATCCAAAAAGCATGTCCAGAATAAAAAATAGTATTACCAGGTGAACCAGATCCTTAATCGGAAGAAAATAACCAATGATAGCACTGATCGTTCCGCAGAGTGTTTTCCAAACCCAATCAGCCATCGAATCTAAAGAGAGTAAAGTGTTCATGACGTTTTGATTTCAAATATGGTGTGAAATGCTACTTAACGAAAGGACAAAAAAAAAGCGACCTCCGCCGCTCTCTTTCTTTAAGCCCTCCCTTGTGCGGAGGGTTTGGGTGGGGCTTCTTTTTTTAAGCCTCCCCCCACGGGGGAGATTTAGAGGGGGCTGTTGGGCTGTTTACATTTCCACCAATCCCGCCGGCCTATACCCTTCTTTCAAATTAATCAGATGGGCCTTGACCCAGCAAACTTGTTGTAAGTTTTTTTCGGTGGTGTACAACCTCGATGCCTGGAAACGTACAGGTGTATCAATATATTTGGCCCAATACTCGTTGGTGTAATATAAAAACGAATTCTCATTCCAATATGAGACATGCGTCGGGTCCTGGAACGCACCCCGGCCATCAGTCGAAGGAACCTGGCAAATAAGGTAACCGCCCGGAGCCAATACCCTCGAAACTTCCTGCATGGTATGTATTGAATCTCTTAAATGTTCAAATACATCCATCGCCCTGATTATCCCTACCGAACTGTCATCAAATGGCCACCGTCCGTTCAGATCGCAACAAAAATCAGCATCCTTTAAATCAACCGTCTCATATCCCGGCTTTGACGCCATCCGGCCACCCAATTCAACCTGGCGCAATCCGTTCAGATCCGCCCAACGTTCAACCAGCGTTTCAATATACTGATCATGTATCCTATGTACATTTTGCTGAATCTCCGTATGATACCTCCGGTAGGTTTGACCGGCGTGGTTCCGGTAAAAATATAATCCCCGGTCAATATGCCTGAATTGGGTAACAGCATACAACCGGCACATCAGATCCAGGTCATCCAATATCCGCATTTCAATGTTAAAACCACCAATAGCCTCATAAATCGTCCTCCGGAATGCACGTAAATGATTGGGCGCATACCATATTTTCGAAATCGAATCAGGTGTTGGCGCAAACGAAATATGCTCCTCCCACAGCTCGTCATATTCCCTGTACCTCCAGCCATAAACCTCCGGAAAATGATCGCCTTTGTCATGTATCGTATTGCTGTATGCAAATCCCACCTCCGGATCTTCAAACGCTTTCTTCACTTCCTCAATGGCATCCGGGTGTAACCAGTCATCATGATCCATCTCCAGTAAAACATCACCGGTACATTGCTTGCAAGCCAGCGCTTTTAACGGTCCAACCCATTCCGGAGCCGTCTCAATCACATAGTTCTTAACTCTTTTGTCATCGAAGTCTAACACTTTTGCCCCATTATTGTACACAATCACCCATTCAAAAAAATCCTGGTCTTTAATCGATTCATACAATTCGGGTAAATACTTGCTGTCATGGGTCGGGGTAAAAAGTGAAACTTTCATAGATTAATTAAATATTGTTGTTAAAAAAAATCAGATTAATCAGCGTAATTAGCTTAATCATAGTTCAGACTATTTAAACGTTTGTCCAATCATTATTGTATGCACATAATCCAGGTGTGGTTAATGATGCCCATGCTGAGTTCCCTGTTACTTCTGGTATTGGTGATCCATCTGCATAATGCTGTGCTTTCAGGTTTTCTGCCAACCAAACTTGTGTTCCAATTTTTACTGTATTATATCGGTAGCCGTCAATATCTACAAAGCCGGGGTCTGTGGATGAATCACAAAGAAGGCGAATAGGGTGACCACAAGCTAAAAATTCATCTGAAACATTAAAATCATCATTGTTATAAGAAGTCAAAACATTATAGTGCATTCCATAATAGACATTTGACGTCCAGAACCCACCATAAGTCATCAGGTATCTATACACCCCATCATATCCTCTTGCACCTGTCCCCCTAAGATTAAAACCGCTTGAATTATCTGCACCCGTATTTGGACTATTCCAATGTAAGTATCCTGTTTCCTTTAAATGCCCTCCTCCAGTAGGCTGTCCTCCAACATTTGATTGTAACGTAAATACTTCTTGTGCTGTGGGTACATGCCATCCACTAACAAATGTTCCTCCTGTTGCGGCATACCAATTATAAAGCGGTCCAAATTTGGAGTTGGCGGGAACAATGATCGGTCTCGCTCTCAACAGTTTTCCAGTCGATCCAATCAGTAACCTCGTATTATTTAATATCAGGTCGCTCATACGTTTGCCCAATTGTTATTATATGCACAAAGTCCGGGAGTTGTAAGCGCTACCCAAGCTGTATTGTCGGTCACTTCGGGTATTGGATCTCCATCGTAATAATGGGTGGCTTTTAAATTAGAAGATAAACAAACTATATCTCCTATCTTTATGGTTGCATATGTGGTACCATCAATTATAACGGTATCTCCTGGGCTCCAGGTAGAATCATCTTTGAATAAACGAATAATATTACCATACATAAATTCCTGCAAATATGCATCGGATAATTCAGCAGATGTGTTTGTAATGTAAGCTATATAAGCATGAGTTCCCCATAAGGAATCTGAAGTCCAAAAATTCCCATGTACATTAAATACAGAAAAATTTCCTGCTGCCCCACGAGTGCCTGTCCCCTTTGCATTAAATCCAAAACTATTATCTGCTCCTGTGTTTGGTGTTGCCCAATAAGTTGTTCCAGCCGCTTTTAAGTGTCCTCCCGCAACAGAAGTACCTCCGCAAGCGGAAATTAACGCTGTTAACTCTAACCTGGTCGGCACATGCCAACCACTTCTAAATATTCCACCATTTACTACATTCCAGTTATATAATAAACCATAATTTGATCCTATAATTTGCCTTGTTCTCAGAAGCTTTCCCCCTGTTCCCATAAACCCAGCGCTATGTTTGAATATCACATCAGCCATTACTAAGTCGTTTTGGTAAGCTTTAAATAACAATTAGGCTTGGCATACCACGCCTGTGAAACCTGTACACCTTTTACCTGTACCCCGATAGTGGGCGAACCTGCCGGAGTTATGATGATCCCGCTTAAACGAACAGATTGTGCGCCTGCAACATTCTGGATCGGAATTATTCCTGACCCCTGGCCTGTTTGTCGATATGATTTATCTGCGGCTCCTGCCGTTTGCGGACCCATTACAACCCCTTCAACGGTGGCTCCGACAACACTACATTGAATACCAACCTGGCACCCCTGGGTTCCGGCAGCCGGTTGAAGCCCTATTACCGCTTCGTACTGATAGGTAGTTGAAGGTAAAACAGAAATTGGAGTAAAAATATTGGTAACGGTTTGTGCCGTACAGGCAACCTGGTTGCCTTGCACGCCAAAATCAACATGAAAACCTTCTCCCTGGTTGCCTTGCGGCCCGGTAACTGATGCCCCTTGATTGCCTTGATTTCCCTGGTTACCTGATCCGGTAGCACCTTGATTTCCTTGGTTGCCCTGCGGTCCGGTTCCGGCTGAAACAAATTCCAATCCATCTTGAGTTCCTTTTACAGCTAAAAACTTCCCTTGCTGACCGGTATAACTCGATGGACAATCGAACAACAAAATGAATTTCCCATCTTCCGTGGCAAATTGATTCCCTTCATTTCCCTGGTTTCCTTGGTTACCTTGATTTCCAGCTCCCTGACTTCCCTGATTTCCCTGGTTACCTTGATTTCCAGCTCCCTGACTTCCCTGATTTCCTTGGTTCCCTTGATTTCCGGCTCCCTGGTTGCCCTGATTCCCCTGGTTCCCTTGTGGTCCGGTTCCGGCTGAAACAAATTCAAGCCCGTCTTGAGTTCCTTTAACAGCTACAACTTTACCTTGTTGACCGGTATAACTCGATGGACAATCAAACAACAACGTAAACTTGGCATCAATCACCTCTACCTGGTTCCCGGCATTCCCTTGATTTCCCTGGTTCCCCTGATTCCCGGCTCCCTGATTTCCTTGGTTCCCTTGATTTCCTGCTCCCTGATTCCCTTGATTTCCCTGATTCCCCTGGTTGCCTTGGTTTCCCTGGTTACCAGCACCTTGATTTCCTTGATTTCCTTGCGGTCCATCTTCCGGTGGTACATAACTGGCCAGCCATTCCATAAATACCGGGTCGGTCTCGGTTGTAACCGAAGCAATTCCCTTCTGTATCTTGATCAGGTCAAAATCTATTATCGTATCCGTCTCAATAGTCGTTGATGTTCCGGTAAAACTGATCCGCACCCGGTTAATCAGGTTACTGGTCGCCTTGAAGTCCGTAAACGGTATAGTAATGGGCTGGTAAGTGGTCAAAGAAGAATCAAATCCATATTTTCCATCCTTGATATATACAGGCTGACTGCATACATTAAAGCCGTTCATCAGCTTAATGTAAATGCTTTCCGAAGTGCCAAACATCCGATTGGTCCGCACACTTAAAACCAGGGTCGATTGACTAATGTCAACCGTTGTGCTTTTGATAAACGAAAACAAGATCCGGCCAAAAGTTTCCGGGTCAAACGTTACCCTTGTTTGCTTCGTACCATGCGAAGGACTTACCGTACTTTCATAATCAATCGAAGCCGTGGCTTCGGTATGATCGGTAAACGAATCCCATTCCACATTCTCATCATAAATCATTTCATCGGTTATCGATGCTGGCGAAGTCTCCCCGGTTGCTACCAGTATATTTTCAAGTAAAAGCTGTGTGAGCGGGTCAAGCTCCGGGGCCAGCGGCGGATCGGCAGGCGTACCGGTTGCAACTCCTGAAACTGACGAAGTATTAACGTAAAACGAATCAATCCGGTCAAGCGTTCCATCGGCAGGGTCAAGGGTAATCTCATGTGCAGGCGAAGTGTAATACTCGCCCTGTATGTAATAACCACATTCCGAAACCAAAAACACCAAATCATGCAGCCAGGTAACTGTTCCATATACCCTGTAATCCGGATCTTTCGATTGTTTCAGGTGCAAAATCTGATCCGGGCCAATCTTTGCCTGGTCTTTCGATTCTGCTCCGATGGTTACGGGTGCATGCCCTCCAGAGAAAATCTCCACAAAGTTTTCTCTTTCTAACCCATCTACGAAAGTATAAGTATGAGTAGTGAAATTATCCTGAACCGTATCCCATTCATTAATCGTGTAATGAATAGGGACTTCATACCCTTCTTTTGGTAGTCTTATAGTTACCGGTGCGCCTATGCTTCGGGTCCCGGGCAGAACTCTATCCAGGTATTGATCGATGGTTTCAACAACCACATACGCAGGATCAGGCAAATTGGCAACATAGTAGTAATTGCATGATTTTGCATCATAAGGTGTCGGAATACGAACTTGTCTCGATGCGTTTATATCAATCATGTGAGTATAATTTTAAAGGTAACGGGAATGGTTGTTTCAAAAGGAGCATCCAGCCGGTAAATGGTATTCGCATGATACCCGCCTCTCGACTGCGAACTGATAATTCCGAAATGTTCGGTAATATCCTTATCATCTGCATCAAAAACCTTCAATGTCTTATGTTCGGGGATGGAATAAAACAAGTAATTCGTGCCTGTTTGCATCAGGCTGTTGGCTCGTATCTTTACATTATCCTGTGTCCCGTCGTAAATTAACTTTTCTTCATTCGAAGTATTATAAATGTTATAGATAGGTCCAACTGACACCCATACGCCAAATAATAGCGTCGGACAAAACCCCTCGCTGTCAACCAAATATTGATTAAGCTTTTCCGGTACAGTATCCTGCCAATTATCTGCACCCGTCCTGAACTGTTCTTTGGTAATCACAACCAACATTCCCGTACTGTAGCCGCCAATCGATTCACAATAAGTATCTCCCCGTTCAATCCACCGGGTAACCCGCGGAGGTAATGCACGGGGAATATAAATGATGCCGTTCCACAGATTCGAAAATATACGGTCAGGACATGGCTCACTGATAACCCCCATCAGGATATTGATGTAGCCGGGATAAAACTCCTCATAATGATACACAGCATCAAAAACAAGAGTTGCAGTCGTTACTTCTTCATCAATAGGAACCTTGGCAAAAATGTAATAGATCGCATCTGAAGGGAGTGTTATCGTATCCATTTCAACGGTCCACCAGCGTTCAGGGTGATAATTTTCAGGCCCTATAGCAACTATTTGAGCCGGCGACAACTTATTCCACAGATGAATGCATATTTTCCCGGCAGTGTAACTGATAATATTTGGATTCACTTCATCCTCCGAAAACAGTATCCCATCCGGGTGCCACTTCACATTGATGCCCTCCTTATCGCGCCATAACTTACGGATCATCTCCGAAAGCTGCATATAAGTCACCGGGTTCGGTTTACTTACCCCCCGTATAGTCTTCAACAAACTTTGTAACTCATCCATCTCTTTTCTTCTTTTTAAGCCCTCCCTTGTGGGGAGGGTTTGGGTGGGGCTTTCGTTCTTCAAGTCTCCCCCTTGGGGGAGATTTAGAGGGGGCTGTAGGGTTTGGGTGGGGCTTTTAGAAATGATTATTCTTATGCGCCTCCGTAAACACCAGTTCCAGCTCGTCATTAATCACCATATCCCTGAAAGTATCTGTCAGATCAAAATCTCCGTCTTCCAGATTCACTGGCACAATCTTTCCTTTCCATACCAGCCAGATGAATTTCGAATAAATCAGATCCTGCAGGGCTTCAATTTCTGCCACACTGATCCGGTTGCCCGGTATGATCGTCCATTTCCTCGAAGCGCTCTTCGAAGTCACAACAACCGACCGGTCCCTGGTCTTAGCAGTTCTGTCCAGCGTTTGCATTCCCGTTTCTCCTTCCGATCCTATACTCAGTTTTACGGCACCCGTAAACCAGGCATCATCTATCCCTGCCAGCGAATTAGCATAAAACAGAAAAGTGTTATTTTCATAGTGATCCTGATCAATGATGAAGGTACGCATCTCCCCTATAGTGGTAAGTCCCTCCATCTGGAACACGGTAAATTGAGTGGTGTTGGCAGGTAAATTCCAGTGCGCAGGGTCAAGTATAAACTCATAAAGCCCATCAGGATCAAGTGTAACCATTCGCATCGTCGAGCCTGCCGTCCCGTCAGCCATAGTGTATATAATATACAGCGCTCTTTCTACCGGTTCCGTTCCCGGAAGCAGGTACCATAACCTCACAGGTTGATTGTAACATATCCGCTGATTATTTGGCCGGCGGGTCAGATACTTATTTCCCTGGATAAAATCCGTGTAAAAATTGGTTACCGCCTCGTTATATTGCGCCTGCCGGTCCTGGCTCATGCCACCTTTCAGTATGCGCATTGCAATGCCTGTACCTGTCTGCCAGGCTTCAATTTTTTGCCCGAAGGTTGCCGATGCATCATCATCATCGATGTAGCTGGCCCCTGCTAAAATGTTAATATTAAACGAGCGTAGCGGATGCTTCACCGCTGTCTGATCTCCGTACGGAAAAGTAAAATTATAATCAGTCGGAGCATCCAGGTATTCCGAAAAGTCAAAAATAGCCTTTCCCGAATCATCATCCTGCAAAATCCACGGTCTCGAGTCGATAAACGGACCGCCGGCCACTGCTCCATCCACACTGGTAGCCTTCAGCAATGCCCTGGGCGATTCCCCCTGTAAATCATCATTCGTCACCTCAATTTCAACCCTATTGCCCGATAACTGAACAACCCCGCCATATATACTGTGATTTACTGCCATCTGATTTACTGTTTTGAATATTGGTTATTGATTATTTTTTACTATCCTCAAATTTACCTCCAAAACCCATCATCCCAAAGGACAACGTCATCCCGAATTTATTTCGGGATCCCCTGATCAAAGCACCCCCTTCTTAATGACCTTACTGACCTTAAAGTCCTTTTTTAATCCTGCCAATCCCTTAATCAGCTTAATCCTGTTCAAGACTAATAAAGCCACAGCTTCCCAAAAAATGCCCCCACATTCATTAAACTCCATGGAGTTCCAGGTATCGTCGGAATATCATAAGGCGTATAGGTTCCTATCTTCGCATAACCCGCCGAATCCTTTACCGATACATAAACATTCGTTGTCCCATCGAAGCAAGCGCCTCCTGCATTCTTGATCCCTGCCGGAGTAATGTTTGCACTGCTTATTCCCCCGTTGACAGTCGAAACTTCCATCCTCCAGATTCCTTCATTATCATCTTCACACATCCATAGCGATTGATCTCCCGTTAACGGTTCGATTGCCCGCACCTGCTGCTGCTTGGTACCTGCTAATCCGCTGAAAATGTAAAAATTCCATGCAGCGCTTAAAGATGAATACTGCGACCGGTCGCTCCGCTCGGCTGCCCACATCCGTGTTGCCGTCTTTCGCAGTTGAATAAGTTCCCCCGGGTGAATATACGATACCCTGTTCCACGCATCATAAATACCCTCATGTCCCCTGAATATTTCTCCATCCCGGCTGCATGCATAGATGTAAGTATCGTAAAAAATGAAGCTGCGCAAATGTCCTGTGCCCCCTCCGGGTGCCTGCATCGCCTGTGCCTGTCCCGAGGCGTAATTGTCAAACGCTGCAAGTATGGGCAATTTATAAGCCTGGCATCCGTGTGCCCTGCCAATCATCAGCTGTTTGCCTTCATAAACAGTATCAACGATGCTTATCCCGGAAACGCTGTACGTATCGAAAATTTGTATCGTTTTATACCGGATATTATCCATGTCGCTCAAATCACAAACATGGACCTGTCCAGCTTTCCCACCAACAAACAGAAGTTTATGCTCCGCCGAATAATCCACGCAGGTATAAGGAGCATAATCAGCGTCCGATATTTCACCAAACACAGGCATTGGGCGTGTCAATCCGGCTTCATCAACCAACATAGGCTGTCCGTTTAGTGTTACACCTATAAATTTCGGCACGAACACAACTCCTCCGGCATGTTCCCCGGTCCCGTCAACTGTTTCGCTGTTGTAAACAAACACATTATCTTCATTCTTGAATACAGTTAGCCTGGCGTTAACATACTCCGAATGATTCGCCTGAATTTCCATCTCCTTAATAAAGAACGATCCGTCCCGGTCCAGGTATGGCTTGTAAATCTCATTCAGCACCTTGTAAAAAATGTTCCCCGGAAATCTGAAATCTGCCAGTACCGGCAGCGCATTGGCATAAAATGGCGCCGTCCGTCGGTATCTTTTCTCCACCAGGCTTTTCCAGTCAATGGCCAGTCCGCTCGTAGCCGTCGATCCTCCCGTATTATTGCCGGTATAAAACAGCAGCCGTGGAGTGAAATTCTCCGAAAATTGCGAAAACTGGCTGTTATTCCCTTTCTGGTACACGATCGGGTACCCATTCTTATGCATCCGCAGCGTCGAGAACTTCGTCTGAATATCTTCCGAATCGTCTCCCGTTTTATTATACTTGTAATCCTGTATGTCTACCGTGATTGGCGCCCATATCAGCACATCCTTCTCATTAACCGTCTCCTGCCGGTACTCATAATACATTTTTTCGACCTCTACCAGCCTGATATCACCTATCGTGGGGCTTACTATCGCTGCCAGATCCGCGTAATAGGTTACCGGGTCCTTAATGTCATCTTCCCTCGAGCTGATATCCGTATAATTTTCATTAAACTCCTGATCATCCGCATCATGCTCAAACTTAAATCTAAGCAGCAGGTTCTGACGTTGCCCCGGAAGCCACCGGCTGACCCGGTATTTCGATAAATCAAACGGCTCCATATCGAACAGGCTCTCCCGGTCAATATTGTCCACATCATCAATGCCCGTGAAATGGAAAAACGTGTTGGTCAGGTTTTGAACCGACAACAACAACTCGTTCATCGCGAGTTTTGGCAAAAGCTTTTTAAGTTGAAAAGTATTAGTTGCCCAGGTTTGCGTATTGATCTTTTCAGTGCCAACCAATGAATACTCCAAATGATAGGTATTTATATAAGTTACTTCCACCTCCTCCACAGTATTAACAACCTTGCAAATCGACCGGTTATTATACAGGCACAAAGTTTTCAGCGTATCATCTGTCAAAAGGAAACTGTCCCGCACGAAAAACTTATTCTCACGCAGCAACAATTCAATCAGCCTCGAAATAAACGGATATGGACTCACTACCACAACTTCATCATCTGCGCCACTTGTCTTTACTCCGCCGGTCGCCGGGTAGTTCACCATGAACTCAAAATTGGTGGCGTGTTCAAATTTTCGGGTCAGTATCTCGCGCGTGGTATCTTCCGGAGTATCAGGTGAGCCATCGTCTTTAAATTTCGGCTTCTTCCACGGTTCGGTATCACCTTTATCCACCCAAAATCCCGGGTTCGCCAGCCTGATGGTGCAATACAAATCCGTATCCGGGTCGTAATCTGGTTTATTCTCAAAAGTCAGATCGCCTCCCAGTTCCGAATCACTAATCAGCTTCTCCCGCTGCGCATCGCTCAGGCTTCGCAACTCACTCTGAATATAACCCGAGTAACCATCCTCACTCGCTTCAGTGATAACCAGGGTCCCGAAAATATACAGATACCCTCTCCAGCGCAGTTCAGCCCTGGGGAACTTCCGGTCGTTCGATCTGGCCTTCTTGGCAAACCGTCCCGGAAAACCCAGGTAATTCCGGTTCACATCATTATCCGGGATGGTCACATCCAGACACAATGGCGCCGGTATCTCATCAAAACACCAGCACGGATTCTTGTAAATCAATGGCACCCCAAAATCAGTACCCAATATCAGCTGCTTATTGTCAATTGTTAATGTAAACATATCAAGCCTCCCCAACCCCTCCTCAAGAGGGGCTTTTTGTGATCCGTTATAATAAAATTGTTCCTATTCATATCATTTTGTTATTAAAAGCGTTCTTTGTCCCCCTCTTGTGGAGGGGGTCGGGGGAGGCTTTAAGTGGGGCTTCCGTTCTTTAAGCCTCCCCCTGTGGGGAGGGTTTGGGTGGGGCTGTCTTTATTTTTTAAATCCTCCCATCCCCGTCTGATTAATCAAATCACTCACCTCGTCCAGCTGCTTCTTAAACGGCACAATCGGAAACTGTACTCCATTCTTCATGAGCAATGCAGCTACATGCGACATGGTATTTATCGCTGCCGTCAGCTCCGGATCCCTTATCATCCCATTATCCCCCATCGAAGGGTTCTTAAAGTCCCCTCCCTGTGGAGGGGATTTAGGGGAGGCTATATATTCATTTTCCCCGCTTGCCGCCACAGCTCCCTGTGTAGGTATATATCCTGTCCGTTGGAAACTCTCCAATCTTGCAATAATTGGCCCTGTAAGTGGATTATTTAACAATTTGGCATTGGCAACCCATTCCCCCTTATGTACCATCCCTGCCGGTTGATTTTTATCACCCGATCCGGTATATCCGCCTTCCGAAAACCCTGCAATCGTTTGAGCCACAACGCTGGCAATACTACCAACTCCAATAGCTGTATTGATGGCTACCCACGGCATACCCGCTGTAAGAGGAGAGGCAGCAATCGCTTTCATATTAGCAATGCTCATATCAAAAATTATCTGCCCGATTGCAGCAGCCTGTTGAAACAGAAATAAAGCCTTTCCCAGGGCTGTTTCTTTACCAACCAATTCACTCAAACCGCCAAACAGCGAATTTGCAGCCCCAAACACTGCATCACCAATCTCTTTCCGTTTATCCAGTTCATCCTGTTTTATCTGTACAAGTTTATCCGATAAAGTTCGTTCAGCTGTAGCAATTTTGGCATGATCTCCTTTGGCATCAATTAATTCTTGTTTATAACTGGCCCTGGCCATGTCTCGCTCAGCCAGGAATTTATCGGCGTCAGTTTGTGACTTGGCCTGTTCTATAATGGCTGCATCCATTATTTTCTTCTGAGCCGTTGCCTGATCCAGATCCGCCATCTTCTTCAGATGTGCCTTCTGTTTCTCCTCGATGATCAGGTTAATCGAATCATTCAACGCTGCTTCCTCTGCTGACAAATCCTTTTTATCATTCAACTGCTTCTTTAGTCCGGCCAGTTCGTCTGCCCAACGGTTTTCTTCCAGTGCTTTCTCCTTCGCGATACCATCCTCCAGATTCTCAATACCGGCATCAGCCAACTCCTTTTGTGCTTTTAGAAGTAATTCATGGACGGTTTTTTCGGCTTCCACTTGCTTCGTCAGCGATTCGTTCTTTGCAGCTTCGTATTCCTTGCTCCCTTTCTTATAAATCGTCATCTTTTTAGCAAGGAATTTCAGATCCTCACTCAATAAATCCGCCTTATACTGATCATCCGATGATTTTCCCTCCAGGTGTTCCCGGTTAATTCGGGCCATCTCGTCATTATGTGCCGCTTCAGCCTGTGTAATGCGCTTCTTAATGGCCGCTTCATCTGCTTTTTCTCCGGTTTCACCCTCCTTGGTCGTTCCCAGCTCATTTAATTTGTTTATTTTATTCTGAATGGCTTCCGCTTCCTGATTTCTGGCCGCTACTTCCTTTGGGGTAGCAGCTATGCGTTCTTTTACTACTTTTAATTCAGCTTCGTATCCCGCAATTAAGTCTGGCTCGTGTTTATTATCAACTGGAGGTTTTGGAGGCCCTCCGGGAATTATATATTTAATTGGGTTATTTTTTACGAAATCGCCAACAGACTTAAGTGCAGTCATAAATTTATACATCGCCCCGGTTTCTTTTTCTGAATAATCGGTTGATGCCTCTGATTGATTTGTTACGAGAGCATATACCTTTTTCCGCTGAGCATAAAGCTCATCCTCTTGTATTTTAGTATTGTCTGAAATAATTTTTTGGCGTTCAGCGGTTGTTTTTTCACCCAGAATAAATGCATGCCAAAACGCCTGCCAAGTAGTTATATCGGCACCATTAGTTTGTAATTCTATTAATTGTTTATCTATTTCTTTAATTTTTTCTATGGCTGATTGAGTTTGTGCCATTTTGAAAAGCGAATCAGTGTAATCCTTTATGGAATCTGTAGCTTTTTGAGTATGAATCGATTCGAGCGTAAGATTTCCTAAATATGTTGGCGACAATTCATTTAACTGTTTAATAGCCTTAAGTCGTTCTTCCTTTGATAGCCTGTCGTTTTTTGCAGTATTAAGAAGCATTTCGAGCTTCAACTTTTCGTCCACAATATTTTTTTGCGCCTCTAAATTAACATCGTTCATTACTTTTTGCGCTTTTTGCGCCGCGGTCAATTGACCTGACATCATATAAAGAGCTGCTCCTAAGCCTGCAATAGCAGCGGTGATCAATGCTACTGCACCCAGTCCCGAAAAAGCCCAGAACAATTGCATAGCCCGGGTGGCACGGGCCAGATTACCCGTCAACAAGGCAACTGCAGCTTGGTACAGCAACATGGCGCTGCTGGCAGCTCTGTTCCATACAATTGATAGTTTGGTAATGGCTAGTCCGATTCCTCTTTCCCTGTTTAAACCGTTTTCGAGTATATAAACCACCTTAGCAGCCACTGAATAAGCAACAAGAGAAATAATCAATGTAGTGAGCATTGCTTTATTCCGTGCCACAAAGTCAATCGTAACGCTCATCGCTTTGATAAAGTACGACAATCCGCTGGTACTTACAGTAAGTGCCGGAGTTAGTTTCTCGCCTAATTCAATGCTCATAAGGTTCAGCCTGTTCGATGCCTGTGCCAGTTTGGCGGCATGGGTATCGGTATTTATGGCGGCCTGTTCAAAGGCCACATTAGTGCCGGTTACTGCCTTCGTAAAATGATCGAACCGTTCAATACTGGTTGATAGTATTGTTCCAACAGTGATATTCCTTTTTCCAAAAACATCAATTAATACAGTATCCTTTTCAAGGGCTGTACTCTTAGCATCAATTTTGGCTTTTAACTCAACCAGCGCATCACGCATGTTGAAAATACCGCTGGTATAACCCAATCCGGCAGCTTTTAAACTGATCAGCGTAGTTTTCAATTGGGTACCGGCCTCTTCACCTTTCAATTGTCGTTCGGCCAATGTCTCCAGGGTACCGACAGTATCCTCTAGTGTCATGTTCGAATTAGCGGCCACCGTACCAACCGTTGACAACGATTTGGTAAGGTCGTCCACTTCCGAGCTACCTGCGAGCGATCCTGCACCCATGGTATTAATGATTCGGGTGGCCTCTGAAGCTCCTAATCCGAATTGGTTCATTGCAGCTGCAACGGCCTCGATGGCCGGTAAAGTTTCCAGTTTCGAACCTTCAGCCAGTATCAGTGCAGCCTTGGTCACTTCCACCAGGTCTTCCTTATTCTTCAGCAGGTCAGGCCGTGCCGATCCCATTTTTTCAAACGCATCCACAATGTCGGTGGCGCTCTTGGTAATCCGGATCCCGCCTTCAAGCGTAGTAGTCGAAAGTTCTTTAGCCTTTGCACCCAGCCACGTCAGATCATCTCCGGCCAATCCTGTTATGGCCGATAGATTGGCCATGCGTGCCTCAAAATCTTCAAACGATTTAATAACCGTGCGTACCGAGAAAACCAATCCGGCAAGCGAAGCCATTCCAGCCATGATCATCGAAGTATACCGGTTAAACGAATCGCCCATCTTGGCAAACGACCACGATTTATCCACACTGGCTATATCAGCCCGGTGCTGATCCAGTATCCCCTTAAGTTGCTTGATTTTTTGTGCCGCCAGTACATATTCCTGCGAACCGATTGTCATGCGAGCCTGTGCGTTCACTATCTTATTCATCTCGGCCCGTATGCTCGCTGCATTATTAACTACCTGCTTACCGTCAATATTGACGTAAAGATTTATCTGCCGGTTGTACGATTGTGCCATCTCGAAGAGTATTACTATTATTCGTCATTGCGAACATAGTGAAGCAATCCCCCTCCCGAAAGGACAACAAAAAAGCCACTGGGAACAGCGGCTTTCATATTCTATTAAGTGCATTCTTATCACCCCTCCTTTGGAGGGGCAGGGGGGAGGCTGTCTAACCTTTCTTTCAACATCCACACATATTCCCCGCCCGTATAATGCAGTTTAAACCCACATTCTTTCAATGCCATCACCACCTTATTCTTCGAAACCTCCGAGCTCGATTCCATCTCGTCCACCAGATCCATCGTAGTTTTCTGCTCCGTACTTTCAGGAAGACTATCAACTGGGGCATACCGGTCAAAAATCAGTGCGACCAGTTCTTCTTCCATGCTCGGAGTTTTTTCTTCGTCATCCCCGTCATTGCGAGCTTGCGAAGCAATCCCGTCCACTTCATCATCGATGTAAGCGTGCCGAAATCCTGTAATGTTGACTTTTTTACTCATGGCTTTTGTAATGCTTTTAGTTCGTCGCGTAATTGTCCGAGCAAGCTCATTAGGATTACCGCTTCTTCCTGCCCTTTAGTATAATCATCCATTTTTTTAGCAAGAAAGCATACTGTATTCGATATTTCTTCTAAAAGATACTTTAACCAGTAATTATCAGTTTCCTGAAATTGTTTCAGTATTTCAATCGCTTTTTCAGTCAACACTACCCCGTTCACAATCGTGCAATTTTCGGTTTTGTTTTCTTCCGCTTTTTTCATTTTCTTTGTTGTGTTAATGTCACATTAATAAATATCCCCAGGCAGGCTGCTTCAATCACCTGAGTCCCGGGGGATTGTTTTTCTATCCATTTGTAATTTCAATAAGCTTTTGGTTTACTTCTTCAAGTTGTTGCTCAAACTTTTTAATTCGCAGTTTTGCCATCTCTTTTTTATAACCTTCTGGCATCGGATTTTCAATTTCCTTTTTGTATTTACTATTATACAGCATTCTGTTTTTGTTTTTAATCAGGTTTGTCTGTATATTTTTCTTCATGTTTCTCAATTGCTCAATGTCATTTGGCAATTCTACTCCAATTGCTTTCAGTTGCACTGGTGCTTCAGGCAATTGTTTTTCCTGAAAAAGATTTGCTTTAATCTCTATCCAGTCACTTGGCGAAGACGAAAGACATAAATCACGATGTTGTTTCTGTTCTGCTATGTATTCCATCAACTGCCTATTTATTCTGACTGCCTTATTAATGTTCAACGCAAAGGTTCTGATATCTTCAAGCTGGGCCGTTTTCTGTTCGTTACCGTTATAGAGGTAATCGAATACTGCTACCTGGTATTGAACAAATAATATTTGTAACTGGGGGTGCACAATCTCCGCATTTATAAGCTGAATCCACCGAATAAAACCCCTCTTACGGAGGCATAACCTTGATCTTTTGTCGCCAAAATACAACTCGTGGTACTTTTTTGTACCCTCAGTTTGCAAAATTGGATCATCATTAATGGTTCTTTTTTGATTTTTGAAGTTAATTCCGAAGAATTTGCAAACAGGTTCAACGAAAATATTTCCTTCATCATCAATAAAGACCGCTTTCAGCGCTAATTCTAAATTCTGTTCCATTTTTAACTGTATTAATGATTTGATGTGACAAATATATGTATTCTATTGTAATACTCAAACATTATATAAGAATATTTTAATAATATTTTAGAATATTTTTTTAATCATTCAAAATTATTACATTTGCATTACTATGTAATACCTTAAAATACTATTTATGGTAAAAGAAGCTACAAGCTTAAAGATTGATAAGGCAGTTTTGGAAAGAGTTAGAAGTCAGGCTAAAAAGGAAAATAGGCCAATAAGTAATTTCATTGAAACTGTTTTAATCAAGTACTTAGATGAGCAAGAAGAAAAAGAAAAACCCGCTGAATGAGCGGGTTTTTTGTTAGCGTATTCTGATTAAATTTCTATTTTGTTACAGCCTTTGTTGCTGAAGGCGTTGGTTTTTTATCATCCCTTTTTTCGAATATATAGGTAAGCTGATCATTTGCTGTTATATTTAATGATATTGGATCTACATATTTCCAACCTGTTTTATCCATAAAATTAAATATCTCAGTAAGACTTAAAAAAGCAACATCCTTACCTGTAGTTTTATCCAGAAAGACCAATTTGTCACGGTCGGCATAGATTGTTGCATGCCATTCTGTTGTGAGGTGATAAACTCCAATAATACAATACTTCGAAACCAATTCTTTTAAATCACCGGTTTCTGATCCTTCCTTATATGACTTTGTCGGTTGGGCATAACAGGAAATCGACACTACTAAAATAATTAATGCAAGCAATAGTTTTTTCATTTGGTTTTGATTTTTGGTTTACCCCACTAAGTTAAACCAATTTAACCAAATAAAAAAATCTTTGTTTTTTAACCCTTCCCTTGTGGGGGAGGTTTGGAGGGGGCTTCAAAGTATCTTCATCGCCACCGAATTAACCACCGCATCCGCGTTAATCCGTGCAATTTTCTCAACCAACTCAGGCAAATACTGGTCCAGCACCGGGTTAAACCATTCAACGGCCACCCTCGGGTGCACCTGCGGACCTTTAGCCGTCCGGTTCACAAATCCGGTACCCGTCGCATGATAACCCCTTCCCACACCTTTATGAACAAACACCCCATGCCGCTCAAACTTAAAGGCTATTTTAGTGATCGTTTCATAATCTTTCTTGGTATAACTACCTATACTATCGGCCAGTTTCTTTTCTGTTTGTTTCCCATGGTCCCGGATCACAAACGACTCTGTCTTCCCATCCGAGAACCAACGAGCTGAGCTTATCAAGGCTCTTCTCACCTTGGGAACCCACATCTCAATCAGTTCATTCTGCCTCACTCCCGCAAGCATATCCTGAAGCGTTTCCTGCTCGCTGCGATTCACCAGGATAACCGGCTTCGAATTCCCATATCCTCTGCCTCCGCCAACCCTGTTGCCCGTCAGCTGATTAATCCCTGAGTTCGATGAATTCGGATCGTATCCCATTTCAGTTTATTGATTATTGTTTATTCCCCGTCATTGCGAGCGTAGCGAAGCAATCTGTTATTAGAAGCTTTTTAAGCCCTCCCTTGTGGGGAGGGTTTGGGTGGGGCTTCCTTTTTATTCCTCCCATTTCGCTGGATTCACTTCATTACTCCTTGGAGAAGTCAGCACATATGTATACCTTATCCCGTAATTACCATCCAGTTCATTCGCTATCAGCGTCGCTTCCGAAGTCGAAAACTCAAAATTGCGGATCACTGGCGCTAATGGATTATATTTATCAGCCTTCATCTTTATCAACAGCTCGTCCCCAATCTCCTCCATGTGGTCCCACACATCATGAATAGCGTCAAAGTTGGTCGGATCAGCCACATGATCGAGCAAAACAAACGCTCCCCGTCGGTTTTTCAGCAGGTTATCCGACTTATTATCCATAAAATCATAACTATATCCTTCCAGAATCAAAAAAGGATGTTTAACATCCGTTCGGTTAATACCGGCCAGCACTTCATCAATCTCCATCCTGAAAAAATGCTTCTCTGTATCCGTATGCCCGATCTCCTTATGCTTCCGTGCCAGGTTCTCAAAATAACTAACCAACTGTGAAAATTTCGCTGCCATAAAAGCCTCCCCAACCCCTCCACAGGGAGGGGCTTTTTAATTAATGGTTAATAATATCGATTACTTTCATTGTATGTAGCGCCTTTTTTAAGCCCTCCCTTGTGGGGAGGGTTTGGGTGGGGCTTCTATTTCCTTTGCGCATTCTCCTTATACTTCCTGGTCATATACTGAAATATCGTATTAACCGGCATCTCTGCCCATTTATCGTTATTCAACACATCATCCCCCACAAAATTCTGAAATATCTTAATCCATGCGGTTCCGTCATCCCGAACTTTTATTGGTTCGTCCTCCTGAACTTGTTTCAGGACCTCCTCCCTCTTCTGAAAAATCAGCGGATAAGCCAGCGACAGCCATTCATGGATCAACTGGTAATTAATCACAATGGCTTCCCGGGTATTTCGGTCAAGTTTTCCGACATACCTGTAATTGCGTTGAATAAATATCTCATCAAATTTTTCATTGCGTCTCAAATAGAGTGAGGCGATGAATTTATTTAAATCGTCTTCCTTTTGGCTTTCCTGGTAATTGCTGAAGTAAGTATCGGCAAAAATAAACTGTCCAAAACTTACGCCTTTCAGCTTAGGTTCTGGAGAATATAGGTTTGTTTCCCTGAAAAAGTTTGCAGCATAACGGTCAAAGGTTATTTTTCGAACTATGAATTCATGAAATGGCTTGCGGCCGCCAATAAACTCAATACATTCAATCAATTTATAGCGTTCATAATCCGAGCAGTGCTTGAATAAACGATGACTTATACCCGACATTCTCGACAGAAATACCGTATCACTTATCCTGTTTTTATACAGGCAGGCTATTGAAGTCAGCTGTTTGGCTGTTATTTCCCCCCAATTCTGCGGAAATTGACCCTTTTTGGTCCGGTAAAGTGGCAAAAATCCTATTGGCCTGTATGTAATCGTAACACTCTTCATATCTGCCCTTTTAATGTCCTTAAACTCATTATTGTCCTTATCCTCATTATTTCCCGAAGGAACTTGAAACTTAAAACTTCTTTATCCCCAAAACGTCTTCTTCATCGCATTATCACGGTTGTAAACGCTACCTATTTGCAGCGAATACACGGGCCAGTCACTGATATGAGCAACCAGGTAACTCTTCAGCTGATCCAGGTAGGAGTTTCCATGCATCCGGTGGCGCGAATACAGCGTGGCGATGCTATCTCCACTGCTCGGTTTTTTAGTAATGATCGAATCCTTGTTTGCCGTCAAACTGTCGAAATACAAACCTTTCTCAGTCAGGTCCGCGCCCGATTCTTCAATCAGCATAGCGGTTGACAGATAGGCAATAGGTTTTCTGATATAGGGAAGTATCGCAACAACTTTCGCTGCCGGAACATCCTTGACCATTTCTGCCTTTATTTCTTCAAAAATCGATGTTCCCAGGATCGTACGAATCTCCGTATCTTCCACCAATCCCGAATAAGATCTCAACCGAAGGAAAGTCAGTCGGCTGTTATTGATAAAAATGATCTGATCAAAGGTTTTGGTATCGGGGATGAATGCCGATTTCAGGATGGTCCAGTTGGGAGCCAGTTTAAATTCATTGAAACTGTCAATATTGATTTCGATATACTCCAAAATTTCGTCCATGGCGTTAAACCCTGCCGTTTTAAAATACTCCTTCAGCTCGTCCTCCTGGTAATGAAATAGGCTTTTTACGGTTGTACTTTCCGTACGTTTAAAGCCCATCGATGAGATTGTTGCATTCAACACCTGGAATCCCATCCAGTATGCCAGATGGATCAGCGATTTTTGGACCTTGCTTAGCAGTTCTTTCATGGCTTGCTGCACATCGGTAAGTTCACCATCAGGAAATTCATCGTAAAACTCCTGAAGTTCATCAAACAGCGCCGCACCAAGCAACGGCCGCATATATGCAGTCTCTGCATTCCCAATATGTGGCTTCAACTGACCCATATCCGAACCTGCTCCAATAGCAATAAACTCCTGAATCTCAACAATCGTTTTAAACAGCATGGCAAAATATTTTAAGTTTATCCTTAAACTCCTTAATGTCCTTAATGTCTTTTTAAAGCCCTCCACCTGTGGGGAGGCTTTGGGTGGGGCTTTTTTTTTAACTCAGTACCTTCGTCGTTCCAGCTCCCGTATCCAGCGTTGTCAATACCGTATTTCTGAATCTCCATTCAACCGTTTCGTCACCTCCGTTATACCGGTGCACGATTTCAATCGGGTCAAGTATTCCCTGCCTGTCCAGCCAGGCATTGGCCACATTCACCAGGTAAGCCTCCCTGATGTTCGATCCTCCCTGGTTTCCTGCATATGTACCACCGGGCATTCCGGCGCCCATCACGTTTGGATTCACCATGATGGCAAACATGATCTCCGAGTTGGCAGCTCCAGAAGTGATTAGGTTTTGCTGATTATCCAGTTTATTATCGAGGGGAGCAATGATCCACTGCTCTTCAGCCTTCCCGTTTTGTGGATTGATCTCGAAAAAAGTAAATATCGGCTTGTCTGCATTGTCGGTGCCGCAAAGATTATCTTCGATAGAGTCCATGTAATCTTCAATGGCTCTCTGTCGTAACGACAGGTTTTCGAAATCATTTTTGGGAAACTTACGGTCCCAGAACGAATAGGGAATTTGGATGTGCCATTTCCAGGTAATCTGGTTGGAATAAGCCTTTTTAAGAAAAGCAGGGACCATCCCGGCAATATCCACCCATCCGGCCAGATAAGCGGCATACCAAAGCGGTGACGAATAATATTCATTGTTGCTCCATGAATCACGGATGCACATAATGAATGTTTTGCCCTTGGTCTGATTTCCAAATTTCCGGCGCTGCAGGTCTGCCATCGGATCATATTCATCGAGCACATCAATCGTTTGATAAATTCCCGAAACGGGAATATTTGGCCATCTGCCCGAAACAACGCACTTTTCAATAACTCCCTGGTCATTGGCAGCGGTCAACCGGCAATATTTGGCATTAATCGTATTCATTCCCACAATCTGCGAACCATCGGCGTTCATCATAAATTGAACGAAAGCAATGCCATACTTCAGGTAATCGCGCATGGCTTTCTCCATATAGCGGCGAACCATGCGACTATTGGCAAAAACAGGAAGGTTTTTATCATTCGGAGCGGCAAGTGTTTCATTGCCATTGGGGTCATAACCGGTCACAATGCAAGGATAAATACCCTGTCCAAGCGTAAAATTGCGGGTAAAACGCAACCCCGTATTCAGCACTCCCACCTTGCTGATGATGGCATCCGCGGTAGTCGGCCATAAATTATCAGATCCCCAGCTGGCTAACGTGACACCATCAAGCCAGGTTCGGTCCAGATCCACCCCTGCCGGTTTTGGCGATGCAGTAGTTTTAGGCCTGATTGGATCCGGAGCTCCTTTTGTAACACCCATATACGACTTACCTGAAATCATCAACGGGTCACCTGCCTTATTCCAAAGTATATCTGCCATCTCTTATATTGTTTATTGAAAATTCATTTACCGTCTTTGCGAAATACTGCCTGTCCCGATCCCTCTGGAAAATAATCTATTATTCATAACGTCTTCCCGAACTTGTTTCGGAACCACTTCTTCAACGTTTTTTTCTTGAAAACTCTTTGATTCCATAATCCTATCCAGACTATTTTTATTATATTCAGAATAAAGGAATAATTTCTGGTATTCAACTTTAAACTGTTCTGCTATATATGCAATCTTCTCTTCAGAATCAGTGCAAAGGCGAGAGCCGACAGCCGTAAGCGTGCCATCGTAGTCGTAATCCGAAGCCGAAAAACCGAACCCGGAAGACAGAACCTCAAACCAGGGATAGTACTTATTTTGTTCAGAATTACTCCAATCCGGTCGCCATCCATTGTTGATGGCCTTATAGATAATCAGCAGTTTGTAATATGCAATGATTGGCTTTCTGAATTGTGTAGGGATCAACCTGACATGATGCAAAAAAGTTGGAAAAATATTTTCCTTAATACGGGCATCCTCGAAGGTTTTGATTGTCCTGAAATCAAATGCAGGATTGGTTTCTGTTGATTCTGTACTTATCTCTTCCGAATATAGGAGAAAATCCTGGTATTCAATTTGGAACTGTTCGGCTATATATATGGCCTTTTCGCCTGTATCAGTGCAAAGGCGAGAGCCGACAAACGTAGACGTGAAATCGTAGTAGTAATGCGAATACGAAAAACCGAACCCGGAAGACAGAACCTCAAACCAGGGATAGTACTTATTTTGTTCATAATTACTCCAATCCGGTCGCCATCCATTGTTGATGGCCTTATAGATGACCAGTAGTTTGTAATAAGCAAAGATTGGCTTTCTGAATTCCGCCGGGATCCACCTAAGGTAATGCAGAAAAGTCGGAAAAATATTTTCCTTACTACAGGCATCATCAAAGGTTTTGATTGTCCTGAAATCAAATGTAGGGTTGATTGTGGTCATGATTTTATTTTTAATGGTTAAAAATTATTTTATTTATTGAATATTCATTTTTCGTCATTGCGAGGTACGAAGCAATCTGTTACTCTATGCTTCTTTAAGTCTCCCCCTTCCGGGGGAGATTTAGAGGGGGCTTTGGCTTTCACATCCTCACCTTCATCCCGTTCCACTCCACCAACCCGTCAATATGCACCGGGGTAACATGTCCGCAGCCTTCGCCCATCGCATCAACCGGCAATACCCCTCTCATCCGGTTCTCCTTCATATTCATCTTCAATCCTGCAGCCACTGCCCGGTGCATAAACACCAGTTCGCCGTCCTTCTTCACAAACTTCAGTGAGAAAGTAACCTGCTTCCCGTTCGGAGTTTCCTTTACCTCATATTCTTTCAGCGCCAGGTTCCGGCGTATGGTGATCGGTTTTACAGCCATTCTGCTTAATATTTTTAATTTATGCTTACGAATGTAAGCAGCCCGTTATCTCATGGAAAGGACAAAAAAAATCCTTGCACTTTCCTTTTCCTTAAAGTTCCTAAACTGCATATGATCCTTAATATCCTTACTCCACAAAAAAAGCCCCGTAGGGCTTAAAACAAGGTAAGCTGCTTTACTCCCGTCAACAATTCATCCAGCAAATCCTCCTTAAACTCCTTAATGACCTTAAAGTCCTTTTCCTCCTTTAAACTTTCAACTTCCTTCAGCACAATCTCACTTTCCTCTTCCCCAATCGCCACAATGTATGGTCCCAATCCGCTTGGATGAATCTGTACCCTCCATGCCCCGTAAAATTGGTTAGAAAGAGAGTTCATCCATGCCACTTCTCCCAACATTCCATTAAGACACATATTAATCACGCACATCATAGCACAATTCCTGTCCACATCCGCTCCATAAAACAATGCATTCCTGTTCACCCTGGCCGCTGCCATCAATATCCGTCCCGATCCGCATGCACAATCCATCACCCTCGGTGCGCAGCCAACTTGAAACTTTGAACTTTGAACTTGAAACTCTTCTTGTGTCATCCTTGCCATCAGATCGCAAATCGGTTCCGGTGTAAAAAACTGCCCGTTATGTCCAAAACTGACAAACTCCATGAAGAATTCTCCAAACACATCATGTAAACCTTCGCCGTGGTCATCCATCTCCATCACCAGGGCGCCAAACGCTTCAGCTATCAGGTAAGCTTCCGGTTTATCGTATCGCCTCACTATTTCAAGATACCGGTCTTCCATCGCTCCCAGGCTAAGGGCGCACACTGTCATTTCTAAAAAATCACTGAATACATTCGAAATGCTGTTCCTACGCGCCAACTGCTGCATGTACTGGGCAAAGCTTTTCTGTTTTTCCATAGTCGTAATGATTAAAAAAAAAGGCCCCGCATCCCTGCAAAGCCTTTCTTTTTTAAGCCTCCCCTCTCGGGGGAGGTTTGGAGGGGGCTGTTTACATTTTCCCTTCATCCGCAAACGAATAATAACTCTCCGAAGTCAGAATCAAATGATCCAGTACCGGTATATCCAGAACCTTACCCGCTTCCTGAATCTTCTTTGTCAAATCTTTATCCGCTTCACTGGGTTCCAGGTTTCCCGATGGGTGGCAGTGACTTAGAATTATACTTGCTGAATTTGATTTTAAAGCCGTTTGCATAATCATTCGCACATCAGCAATCGTTCCAGTGAGCCCTCCAACCGAAATCTGGCAGTAACCCAGCACTCTGTTATTTCGGTTCAGACAAAGAATGTAGAAGAATTCCCGGTAATCCAAACTGGGAAAAACACCCTTCAGGCAATCGTAAGCTTCCCATGATGTAACCACCTTTGGCAGTTCCGAAGCTTTTAACTTTGGTTTATAACTGATTTCGATTTCTGCCAAAGTAGAATTAAACATTGGCACCGGAGTAAATAAATTAGTTTGCATTCTATGTCACCACTGCCCTGTGGATTTATGTAGGCTGGCTCTCCTGTTAATTTTGAGCCATCACCAATTGAGCAGACCGGATTCTAGTCAAGGGCGAATGTCAGTTTCGAAGAAAGTGACCAAGCGCGAAGCGTGGCTTCCATAAGGGACCAGGAAAGAAGCCACCCTTTACTTTTCCGGCCGGCGATCAATAACTTTGCTCCAAAATTGAGTGAGAGTAATCCCCTTCCACCATAAGTCAAGCCCGATTCAAGGCATAAAAAAAGAGGCCTTAGCCTCTTGGAGTTAAAATATCAGCAGCATCAACTTGCGATGCTGCTTACAAACTGGTTATATTCAAAGCTGATCAGTTCCTGATCGAGTAATTCAGATGCTCCTTCGAAGTAAATGGAGTCGAGGTACTGGGTGAAGGCTTCCCAAAGGTTTTGGCGGGTTTCCTGATCTTCTTTTTTGGTCAATCTGTAAGTTTTCATACGATAGTTTTTAAAGGTTTTTAAAGCCCCCGGTTTCCCGGGGGCAATTTCTTTTAGAAAGGAAGATCATCTTCAGCAGGCTCTTTCTTCGATTTCTTTTTTGAAGATTTTTGAGCTTTCTTCTGTTCTTCAGGGCCATAAGGCTGTTCGCTCTGTTCTTTGGTCTGGTAGTAACAAGTGTGGGTACGGTTGAATTTGTCGGGGCTTTTCATTTTAGCCACTTCAAACGAGAGGTAGGTGATTCCGTTCTTTTCGAACGTTGCCTTTAGGGCGTCTTCCATTGGGATTACTACTTTCACGATGTCGAGATCGTTTACCTGAGTTCCTTTACCGATGTAATGTTTTTCAAAAGTTGTCATAACTGAAAAGTTTAAGTTAAAAAATGATATGCAGGTAATCGGCTACTTGAACCGGAGCCGGCAAAGAGGAACTGGAATACCGGTAAGCAGCGCTTGTCCTGAACTTGTTTCAGGAAGGATATGCCGGGAAAATCCTTGACGGGTTCCACTTCTCCGAGGGCAAGGAAGCCACCTTAGCAGATTATTTGGCAAACTAAACCAGGCATGATCCACTTGAACATTACACCGATATGGGATAGGAAGGTGATATCGACAGCCGGGAGTAATCGCCGGATGACAGCCTGGCATATTCGAAACTGGAATAAACCTATAGGTTGATCGGGACTGAAAAACATGACGAACGTACTCATGCCATTCACCAGACCAAAGATCGAATTGCCACCATGAGCCCAAAGAAAGTTGACGGCAAAAAGGAAGAAAGGCCGGAAGGTGATCTATCAAAAATAATTGCTCCGGAAATTGGGGGATAAAGAAAAAACGGGGAGTATGGAGCTTCTGAGTCAACGAACAAAAAAAGGGGCGTTAGCCCCTCTCTTTGTCAAAGATTGATCAGTTCTTCAACATCTCTTACCTTGCCATCCAGTGTCCTCTTCATTTCGTCGATCACTGAGGTAATCACTGCCGAGTTTGAAGTTTTGAATTCATTCCCGTTGGCATCCCTCAGACTGATCACTGAACTCAGCGAATCGGCCCCGATCTGGAAGGTCTGCAACTTCCTTCTCGAATCGTTCAGTGTCTTCCACCGGTCAATCAGCATCGACAAATCTTCCACCCGCTGGATCCGTTCCTCCAGACTCAGCTTGCGAGGTTCTTCAACTACGTCCTTAACCACCGTTAGAACTGGAGCAACTTCAACAACTTCAACAACTTCAGCAACTACTGCTGTTTTTTCGGCAACATTTGTTTTACCCATAACATTATGCCGCTGCCCTGCGGACTTATTTTGGCATCTGGCTCAGCCGGTTAAATTTAAATTACGGGAAATCACCATTGAGCCGGACGGATTCTAGTCAAGGGCGAATGTCAGTTTCGAAGAAAGTGACCAAGTGCGAAGCATGGAATGGAATAGGTTATTCTGTATTTCAATCCCCATTCCACCCTTTACTTTTCCGGACGGCGATCAATACCTTTGCCCGGAATTTGAGTGTAACAAGCAATTCTCTGTCAACTTCGTAAAGCCTTACCATTTGTAGCGACCAAAAAAAGGGGCGCAAGCCCCTCACATTACAATCCCGGATCAGCATCTGAATACGATTCATCACCATGTCCGGTACCACCGAAATCTTCATCCTATCCACATACGTCAAAATGCTCATTGTAGGAGTCACACATCGAGCAATCACCATCTGGTCTGATACAATATGCCATAGTTACTTTGCCGCTGCCCTGCGGGCTTATTTTGGCATCTGGCACGCCCGGTTAATTACTGAATAAAATTTCCCTGATTTGCATACTTCGATTCAACCTTCTCTGATCCCCAGGTATCCCGCATTTCATCCATCGATTGAATCTTGCCGTTTTTCTTCTTGTATTCACCTTTGTGCCAGTACCAGGCAGCTTTAGGATGTGAGAACCAGAATCCTTCAGACTTCAATGTTTCACGGACCGCAAACGTGTTACCGGTGATCCATATCCATGAACCAATCATCTCAATTTCGATTCCGGGAATGAAGATTATGCGGTCAAGCCTTTGTTTGATTTCTTCTGAAACCTGTTGCTCATATTCCTTCCTTGCTTCCGTAAAATCAGTATTCGAGTTGATAAGCCTTTTCGAAAGCCTTTCATACTGATCATTAATAACCTGCATTGTTGCAGTGTCGCCGCCTTTATCCGGATGATACAGAAATGCAAGGCGTCGGTACTCCTTGCGTAACTCATCCAATGTCTTAACACCTTCGAAAAATTTCATTGAGTTCACCGCTGCCCTGCGGATTTATGTAGGCTGGCTCTCCTGTTAATTTTGAGCCAACCACCCATTGAACAGACCGGATTCTAGTCAAGGGTAGTTCCGGTAATCAAGGTCAAAACCCCTTGACTTTTCCGGGATGCGATCAATAACTTCGCGGCAAAATTGTAGGAGAGATAATACCACTCTGTCCTCTGGGCGATCCATCGGCAGTCTCTTTTGGTTCTTTTCTCTGATGCCTTGCCTGCAAATTCAGAGAAAAGAACTGCGCAAAATTTTTAGGAGCATAGCTGGTCCCTGAAAATTCATGAGTTTGCAAAACGAATGGCGCAAGGTTCTTTTTGGTCGCTTTTTCTTACAAGAAAAAGCGTAGAGGACAATTCGCCCTTATAAAGTTCATTTTCTCATAAATTGCTGTAATTTATGCCATTCCGACAATAAAAACGCTCAAACGTTTTTATTTAACAAGGGACTG